ATGTGTGGACGTTTTGCACAAGCCCAAACCCGTGAAGAATACCTGGCATATCTCGCCGACGAAGGCGATCGCGATATTGCCTATGACCCGGAACCTATTGGCCGGTACAACGTGGCGCCCGGCACCAAAGTCCTGTTGCTGAGCGAGCGAGACGAGCAGCTGCATCTCGACCCGGTTCTGTGGTCCTACGCGCCCGGGTGGTGGGATAAAGCGCCTTTGATTAACGCGCGCGTCGAGACGGCGGCCACTAGCCGCATGTTCAAACCTCTCTGGCAGCATGGCCGGGCTATCTGTTTTGCGGATGGATGGTTTGAATGGAAGAAGGAAGGCGACAAGAAACAGCCTTACTTCATTCACCGTGCCGACGGCCAGCCGATATTCATGGCTGCGATCGGCAGTACGCCTTTTGAGCGTGGTGATGAAGCAGAGGGTTTTCTGATAGTGACGTCTGCAGCTGACAAAGGTCTGGTCGATATTCACGACCGCCGGCCGCTGGTTCTGTCGCCTGAAGCGGCGCGCGAGTGGATGCGTCAGGATGTAGGCGGGAAAGAAGCTGAGGAGATAATTGCCGACGGTACAGTGCCCGCCGACAAGTTTATCTGGCACGCCGTTAAGCGCGCCGTGGGCAATGTGAAGAACCAGGGGCCCGAGCTGATCGAGCCGCTTTCGTGAGTTGCCGATTTATATCGGGAGTTCGTCATCCCTCGCACGGTTGATGAAGAACGTCACCCGCCCCATTACCTCAACCTCTTCCAGTGCCGGGCCTTCTATCGCCTCGCCATCGTCCGTGATTAACGCTTTACCCATCAGTTTGGCAAACTGCGTATGCCCGTCGCACAGGATTAGTAACACATCGCCTGGCGTCTTTTTCATAGCCGGCTCTATTACTGCAAACCCCGTATCAGTTTCGAGAACCCTGCTCTCCGGCTTTATATGACACAGAACAACCGGGGAGAGCTGGCGCTCGACGTAATCCATCGCCGGTGAAGGAAACCCCATCAGTGAACCCTCCCCATGTTGCGCAGGATCCAGTAGTGGTTGTCTGTCCCGTCAGTCGTCTTATCCGTGAAGTCTGGCTGATAGCGCTCTATCCAGGAATTGGCGTCATCCCGAGTAAAGTGCCAGTTGAACTCCCGCAACTTCTCGATGAAGCTGTCTGTGCTCAGATAGCGATAGCCCTTAGGGTTGAGCTGTATGACCGCAACGAAGGCGGCGTGTATGTCTGCTGTGCGTGGCATAATCACCTCACTCCACCTACTGTATATACATACAGTATTATCATTTGTGGGTTCAGATCAAGCGAAGCGAGTGAACAGTTTTATAAGTGGTGGATGGATCTGGAAATTTAGTTGTAAAAAAGCCCACCGGAGTGGGCTTCTGTTACTTGGTTATGCTTGTTGGTAGGTGGCTTTTAATTATGTGTTTGCCGATGAATACGGACCCTTCATCAGTAGGGTGACCGTAATCCATGGACATAAGCGTAAAACCACTGTCTACCCTTGACCTACACTTCAGTTCTGTACCTTCACGTGTACATAAGCCATCAAGTATGTCGACAAAATCATAGCCTTCATTGTTTTTTGATATCGTCTTCATTTTGTTATTCGTCGCGACAATCTGATTATCCAAAAATCTTTTATCAATGTAAATATCATTCGGATTGTAGTTTTTCGCAACAATTAGCGGCAGACTCCCTTTCCACTGAGGAACAGGACCAAGGACTATAACTTTCTTAACACCCAGTGAGTGTATTTTATCAGCGATGCTTTGCCAGTCTGTTTCTTCATGCTGGAATCGCTGAGCCAATACCACAACATCAGGTTTAACAATATTTATATCTTCAATTGCTTTTTCATTGGATAGATTACATCCAATTGTAGCACTTATAACTCCAGGGAATTTATGGAGGCTCGGTTTACAACTTGAAGCAGCAAGTTGATAGAATGGTACCCCCTCTCGTAGAAGCGTTCTTATACCTAAAGAAAGAGCTCCCGCGTGAGAGTCTCCCCATAAAAAGACACCTCCCCTTTTAGCAGTGTCGACACATGATTTATCGATGTGATCAAGTTTTTCACTACTGTTACACTTATCCCACATCCCATTATTATCAAAACGATATCCATCGTAATGCACCACAGTTTCATTACCTGTAGTTTTTGTGATGCTTCGCATGTCAGTATCAGCGCCATTTGAAATATAAATGCTAACAGCTAAAATTAACGATGCAAAGTATAGTAGTTCCTTTTTAACGCCGCCCTTTCTTTTGAAAACGCTTTCTATATATTTAAATGACAGCATCCCCATCGCCACTGACGCAATAATTCCAATGAGCGTTGTTACGATAGAAACGCCACCATATGTGTTATATATATATAGATAGATAGGCCAGTGCCACAAATAAATTGAATATGAATACAACCCAATCTTTTGTGCAAAAGATGAATCAAGGATAAAGTTATCAGAACGCGCCCACAAAATTATCATTGTACCAATGATAGGCAGCAACGCATTGTAGCTAGGCCAGTAGGATTCCTCGCTAAATATAAAGCAGGATGCTAAAATTGCAGCAATGCCAATATATGGGAATATCTTTCTTTTAAAGAATGAAGAAGGGAAAAGATATACCACTGCTCCAGCAATCATCTCCCACGCCCTTGTCGGGAGCAAGAAATAGGATGAACTGACTAAAATCCTAGATGCATAAATACTCAACGCAAGGCTCAACAATCCTACAATAAGAATTAAAACTCTAGATATCTTTAAACTGAAAGCCTTGCTGATAATATAAATGGCTAACGGATATATAATATAGAATTGCCATTCTACAGATAGAGACCAAGTGTGAAGTAACCATTTTTCTTCTGCACCTGGAGCAAAGTAGCTTGACTCCTTCCAATATACAATGTTTGAAATAAAAAGAAGGCTTGATGCAGCGTGCTTCGCAAGCGTCTTAAACTCTGGAGTGTACATTTTGTACCATCCGTAAACCATTACACAAATTAGCATAACGGCAAGCGCAGGAACTATCCTTCTGGCGCGCGCTTTATAAAAACCCCACAGAGTAAATTTATTTCCTTCTAAACCGCTAAATATTATTGATGTCATTAAAAAACCAGAAATGACAAAGAATACATCTACGCCAACAAATCCACTCGGAACCCATCCCCTGTTGAAATGGAAAAGGACCACAGCAAGAACTGCTATAGCCCTAACGCCATTAATATCCTTCCTGAACTCCATGCCTCAATGCCTCACACAGTTACGATACGAGGCATGTTATACATTTAGACATTGGATTTCACCATTTACGCATAAGTTAGTTTGGATCGTTCAAGCATTAAGCTATCACCTTAAGGGTGAGTTTATAGCTCAAACTTACTCCTGATGCTGATATCGGCGTCTGTAGTAACACAAACGAATTGCTTGACGAAACCACTGCTAGTGGAGCGCTTGAGCCAGCTGATGATTGCGAGCTTGCAACAACATGCGCCGTGTAGTCATCGATCCTGAACCCTGTTGGTGCGTCGAGTTGCACCCTACCATCCCCAGCATTGATAACTTTTGTTTGCCATGCGTTATGCCTGCTGTACCCATTACGAATGTAGTCGTACGTCTCATCGGCCTTCATGTATCTTTCCATATACATGCAACCAATCGATTCAATGCACTGATAGTTTGCTGGAGCCAGCTTAAGGTTTGTTGATGCCCCGCCAAGTCTTGAAGCACCTCCAAGATGCATTCCGCATTGCTCGAAAGTGATCTTAGAGGTTGGGTCTACAGTAACTACGTATGGTGCAAAGGTGCTATCTGTGTACTTGGACAGAACCGGCGCATAATGTTTTACAGATATGTTACTAAACTGACCGACATATATTAAGCTTCGATTTGAAGATGCAATAGCTGTTTCATCAGCAGCGCCCATAATAGTTCGCATCACCTTAGCAACACCTTGCGTGCCTAGTCCCTTTATTAAAATCCCATCCGTGGAGTCTTGAAGATAATGAAGTTTAAACTCAGCTTCAACGCTACCAATACAGTTAATGTGAGCCCCTTCCCACGCCTCTATCCCCATATCGAATGACACATTACTGCAGGTATCTAACGTTATACCCATCGCTGTTTCATTTGCGCTATCGTAGTTACCATATTGCGCAAGCCCGCCCTCAAACCATCCATGGAATTTTGCATAGTTGCAATTCTTCAGGTAAATAGGGAAAGGAGTATGGTCCGCCTGAATCTCAATATGATGAGAAGTTGTTGACCCTCCTACAGTTGGTTTTTCAGGGGATGTACTTACCGCATCGAAGTAAAATCCTTTATGACACGAATCGAAACGGATAATCCCCTGAGTACCCCAAGCGCTATATCCAAAACATGCATACTCAGCGCCAAACATACTAACATCAAGGTTGCTTTTTATTGCCATGTTAAGATGCAAAGCGATAGTTCCAAGGCCTTTACTAGCAACATGTCTAGCGGTATCCCATTTGAATGTTAACCCCTTGATAGTTAGATCTCTAAAGAAAATATCGGAACTGCCAGCATCGTCTGCATCCATAACGCGGCCAACACATAATTGCCCAAAAGCGTAAGAGGAGTAATTAATTGGGACAGACCGCAAAAAACCAGTGCTGAAATCGAACCCACTCAACGGCGGCGCTATCCATGCCGTCTGCTGCCCAAACGCTATATAATCAGTTGATCCTAAATGGTATCTCTGATTTTTCTTGACGTGTACCTCACATTTACCACGAGCATAGTTTTCCGCCGCCTGGCATGCGGCCCAGTCAATGGTTTGCGTCAAGGATGTCACGAATGGGTATACGGCCTGAGCTGCAGAAAGAGTTGCATAACGCTCAGATAAAGGATGCGCTGTACCATCACCAATTGCCCCGAACTGCTCAGGGGTTACCCAAGTGATCGCCTGCTGAAGATTACCACCTGGCTGCAGGCCGATTGATGCAGCACCAGCCACAGTAGCCAGATAAGCCCGAAGTGAAGCATCCCCAACACCCACCCATGCGCCAACCCCAATACCACCTGATGACGCTGGCGTAGATCCAGCATCAACATGCTTTGGAAGTGGGCCATCCCAGCGATAATATTCTCCGCTCGCTTCATCACGCAGCGCCTGGTTGGGTAGTGTAATGTCGGCCCCGTCCTGGAATGAGTCAATTAGCACCCATCCCATAGATGAAATAGCCTGCTGAATAAGCCAGCGAAGCCCTTCTATCGTGTAATGCTGACCACCAAACCGATCGATGTACTTCAGCTCAAGCGAGGTAGCAAACTCGTCAATTTTACCAGCGTTGAACTTCAGGTCGCGAGGTGATTCGCTTGGAACAGGCAAGTTTGTAGGTTGCGTAGCCATATTGATTCCATAAAGAAACCCGGCACGGTGGCCGGGTCTGGTTGGTCGGGGACGGTTCTTATTGGTAGATGGCGTCGCTATATTCTGCGACGGTCAGAGATACCGTGTTATCTGTGTTCGGTTTGATGCTATTGACCGTCCATAGTTGGCTGTTCAGCTCCTCTACCGTTGCTATGAGGTAGCGCGACGGGAGCTGTACAGTGTCTCCGTTCCAGATATTGAGTTGAATGTCGGGTATTGCCGCGGTGAATCCGTACTTCGTGTCGGTGCGGGTGGTGGCCGGATAGCGCAGAGTCGGGTTGCCCAGGCTGTCTGTGACCAGGACATACATTGAGCCGGTAAACGCGATTGGCTCGCTTGTATCAAAGTTATTCCCGGCGCGGCCGGTGATGTAACCCTGCTGCTGGTTGCTGTCGTAGATATCCGCTATCTGCACGACGCTACCGACCTGCATGATTCCATCCTCAAAAACTTTGGCGTTCATCTTCACCCGGGAGTAGATAAGGCGCTTCGTTTCGCGCAGCGCGCGTTCCCGCGCCTGATACTCGTTACGGAAGCCGACTATTTCTATCTTGTTCGGGTTCTCCGCTTCCTGCTCGACGATAGCGCCGTTCAGCACGCGGTAGTTGATGTAAGTCTTGTTGTTCGTGGTTGGATGCACGTAGGACACCTGCACGCCGTCGTAGCCGCCAGGAAGAGTGGCCTCGTACGTCATTTTGTACTCGTCCGTCTTCATGTTGGCGCGGTTGAATACGGCCGCCGGGTAATCAACCTTCTGATCACGGGTAAACGTCAGCACGCCGTCGTCCCAGTACGCAATGACAGACGCAGCATTGCAGATCGCCTGCACGCGGTCGCCGAGAGAATCATTCTCGTCGTCAAACGTGTAGTCGAAGTAACCCAGCCGATCATCGGGCAGGCTTTCAGCGATCGAGTACAGCCCGTACAGGTCAATACTGCTTACCGGCTGCTCGCCCATAATCAGCCAGGTGTGCGCCACCGCATCAGCGAAAGAGCGCGAGGCCCGCAGGGTGTAATCCACCGATTGCGTCGTCAGGTTGTAACTGATGGTCTGACGCGTCACCAGGGCGTTATATTTGCGGTCACGGCTGCCCAGGGCGTTCTCTGTCGCTCTTACCTTCACACGTACCAGCGTATCGGTTGGATGCACGACGTTGGTTCTGACGTTGACCGAGTGGATCTCCTCAACCTTCAGGATAGAGGCATCACTCGAGTTATCTGTGCGCTGGAAGTTAATGGCGTACTTGCCAAAACCGCCGGTCGGCGTCAGCTTGTCAGTGCGATAAAACACTTCGCTGGATGATTTGTGCGGCGTCCCCTGGTGATACGTGAACGTCTGCTGAGTACCCGGCACCTGGTTGTAGTCATCGTCAATTTTCCAGATCGTAACCTTCCAGTCGGCTGACTTTTTGCCGCCCAGTTGTACCTGAGTGTGCAGCCACAACTGAGAGGACTCTACTGGCGAGAAGAACGGGCCTACCACGAGCGCTTCGTTATCATTGAGGATGAACTTCGTCGTGTTGATTGTCGCCACTGCCGGCACATCAGGAGGGCCAATCAGATCCCCCATCGTGAATGTGTACCACCGGACCGGGTTAACCACCGCGCCGTCGTTTGTTTCGACAGCCGATATCAGCGTGCCGGAGAAATCGACATCCTGCGTTACGTTGCCGGTTGGCGTGCTGTAGGTGACGTTAATCGTAAAGGTAACGGCGTGCGGCAGGACCAGGCCCATGAAGTAATCAAAATCAGCCTGCTTGATGATTTTTACCGCAATCTGCCCGCCGGAATAAGTGCCACTCACAACCGTGGTGGCCGTGGCTGTCTCGATCGGGAAATTATCCGATTCGTTTTGCCCGGGCACCTCCTGGCCGTCCACATCGTCGAAACCGTACCCTTCGTTGATGGTGGGTATCACCTCGCCCGGCTGGTAAAACTGGAACTCTGCACCGGCCATGCTTCCGAGGCTGGACTCTGAATAACGCACAGACTCGTAATCGTATTTACCGATCCCGATGCACATCCACTCAGTAACGTACTTCAGGCCGCCATCCGTGTCGCTCTGGCGCACGTATTCGAACAGTGATTCCTGAATCAGGTCCGGGAACGAACGGATTTGCCCGTAGATGTCCGGCTTTGCTTTGTAGACGCGCGCCGTATTCGTCTGACCGGTCAGGCTATTGTTTGGCGAGTCAATCGTGTTGCCGCCTGTATTGGCGATCGCCGGCTTGGGAGCAAGGAACGAGAAGACCGCGCCGACAACTTTGAAAATAGGGCTGAGAATGTCGCCAATGATACCCTTCGGCTGGTCGAATATCTGGACGGTGTCCAGTTCGCATAGCTCAAACGCCAGCTCATCATCTTCGACCAGCTTTACGCCGTTGCGGACGATCAGCAGATCGCGATGAAAGTTAGCGTCATTGGCCGCCAGCCAGTCATAAAAAAGGGTGCCATTTGGCACCCTGTAGCGTTTTTTTGGCGTTCCCGGGAAACGCTGGAGTTCAATCAACGCCATATTCGAAAAACTCCACTTTAGTGAATGCCCGCTGAATGACCAGCAATGAATCCATGCGTACGCTTCCATTCTCGCCGCGCGAGTGCAGCGCCTGCCTGTTCAGTACCAGGCCAACATGTGCCGGCTGCGCGCCGCGATACCCGACGAATATCCCGCCCTCGACGGGCTTATCCACCCGGCACCAGAAAACGACATCACCCTGATAGCAGGTGAAGAAGTCCTCACCGGCTTCGTAGTCCGGCGTCTGATGCAGTTCTATGCCGAGGGCATGGCGGTAATACAGCACCACCAGCCCCCAGCAATCCACCTTCTCGAACGAACAGGCCCGGTTAGACCACGGCACGCCGATCACCTTCCGAACAAAATCAGAGGTATTCATGTTCCGTGCCTACCAGTTACATCGCCGCTTCTCACTTCAGCAATAATTCTCGCCTCGCAAGCTGAAGGGAAGTCAGGAAACCAACCAAGATGAGTATTTGCAAATCTTGCGCGCCACTCATTTCTTCTCTTCAAGAAATCAACGCCAGTAACACCTGATGTATTACCAGTGAGTTTTCTTTTATTCCTTGAGTTGACAGCCCTGCTAACCGCCCTGAGGTTATCTATGTTGTTATTTTTTTTATCACCATCAATATGATCAATTTCATGACCGTTAGGTATTTCACCATGGTGCATCTCATAAATAATTCTATGAACAAGCAATTGCTTTCCGTCAACGATTACAGTGAGATATCCTTGTGTAGTAGTCTTGTTTGGTGACTTTCCGTATCTGACGCCACTCCTTCTTATATTCCAATATATCTTTCCATCATCATATCTGAAAAGTTCATGCCAATTCATATAGAGACCTCAACCAGAAGACACAAATATATTTAATACGAGCAAGAGGAGTAACGCGCCTAATAATTATACCACTTCATAAATATTGAAGCCCAGTATATTCGCGTGGGTCGTATAATCGCCCAATATTATTATTGAGCGGATTCGTGACGGACAGAGTGACCGACGCGGAGTCAGCGTCGATGTCCACTGTCTTGACGTATAACTGCCACGACTTAATCGGCACCGAAACGTCGCCGCTGTCGAAGATCTGCCTTGTGGCCGTGATGGCCGTCAGCCGGGCCGCACCCTTCCACTGCTTCATCAGCGCTTTGATGTCCGACGAAAGCCGCCCTAACTTCACCGTCGCGTCGATCACCGGCGTGCCGCTCTGCTGGCTCTCTTCGATTTCAAAACGCGCTGGTGTGTACGTCTGGCCGCCGAGCGTCTTCGGGAAGAACTGCTTATCGACCAGGCGGACGTAGCCAAAGGATGGATGGTAGAACGTAATGGTGTCGTAAAGCCCGCGCGTCGGCCGCTGCTGCTTATACTCCCTGAAGCTCGGCATTACGGCACCCTCGGTAGTGATTCCGGATCACGCCCGTCCGGATAGCCAGTGACAACGATATCCAGCCAGGAATCCCACGGCGGCGGCAGCTCAACAATGATGTCGTCAAATTCGTCGTCGGCGTTGTAGAGGTGGTTCGCAATAACGGTCCCCGTCCAGGTCACCACCCCGCCGTCGATACTGGTTTGCACCGGCATCTGCGTGAAGTGAAGCTCCTGAAGCTGCAGCCCACTGCCGCCCAGGTTGATATTCATCCGAAACCAGTTCAGGCCCCGGTTGAGATAGTTCGGGCTGCGCAGCCACTGCTGGAATGCGCGCTCCTGCGCCAGGGTGAATATCCACGTCAGCGACCAGGTCACTTTCAGGTCGTCGGTTTGATTCTCGAAGATGGCCGGACCGACCGCGGGTTGATCGGTCTGGAAACCGGTATCGAGAGTCATGTTTTTGCTGGCCTTCTGCGCCAGCGGCAGCCAGTCGGGATAGTCGATAATTGGCATCAGCCCTGCCCCCTTGGCGTGCGTTTAACGTTCATGTTGCTGGTTATGGCGTTGCTTGCCGGTCCGCCGTTATTCATGTCAGCTATAAAAGCTTCAAGCGTCCATGAACCATCGCCGTTCTGCGTAGCCTGAGCATCAACAGACGCGGATGAGTAGTTGTAGATGTTGAGAATTGGAGCCCCGCCTCCACCACCTGAAGTAATGTCCTTGTTACTGAGCATGGTTCCATTATCGCCAGACACCATGTACTGGCTGCCATTATTGGCGCGGAAGATTTCAGGCTTATCGCCCTCACCTACCTGATACATGCCGCCAGCTTGAATTGGCCCGCCGTTCTTACGCTTGCCGGACAGCGCCAGGATGCCAGCCATAGCTCCGATACCGATCGCCACGGCACCACCGAATGAGGCGATGGATGACATGATTGCTGCAGGTGTCCATGCCGCCGTGGTGGCCGCCGCTGCTGCCGTCGACGTCGCCGTCGTGGTGGCTATGCCCGCCGCCTGAGCAGTGGTCGATGCTGCAACAGCTGCAGATGTTGCCGTTTGCCCCATGATTGCCGACTTAACCCATTCAACGCCCATTTGAATGAAGGTGTTGATAAGGCTGTTAAGGACGGTATTGCCGATCGAGCGCAGAGCATCCTCTGCTGACATGCTCCCGGTGATGATGCCGGTTAAGGCATTAGACGCATTACCGGCCAGTGCATCGAATGACGCCGCCAGTGCTTCATTACCTGCGCTCTGATTACGGAAGATCTCCCACTGCGCCGCTATGCGCGCCTGCTCGTACTCTCTGTCAGCATTAGCGCGCAGCATAAGTGCGTTCTGGTGAGTGATAATCCCCTGCTGCTCGTATGCCTGAATAAGCGCGAGTTTACGGGCATTTTCATTCGCCAGTTGCTGCACTGGGTCCACGCCACCAGCAGCTTCCTGCTGTGGGCTTACAGCCTGATCGGCACGAATTTTCGCAAGGTTAGCCTGGTGTGTTGCTTCCAGCCGCTCAGATGTCTGATTGAACTGCTCCTGACTGATTTTCTTCGCAGCCAGAGCGGTATTCAGATCCTCAACATCCTGCTTATAGCTGGCGTTTTCGCGCGCTTCTGGCAGGAGCTTCTCGGCTGCCGCCTGCGCCTTAATGGCATTGGCCGTGTCCCATTTTTTGGCCGCATACTGACCGGCAAGTGCTATCTGCTCTTTGGTTGCACCTTTCCCGAGCGACTGCTGCGCATTCAGGATCGCCTGCTCGCGGCTCAGCTTATTAGTTGAGTCGGCGGCAAGTTCTGATTGCTGTTTCAGGTTCGCCAGCTTCTGAGCTATAGACTCAGCCTGGGAGGCCCCCTTCTTCTGCTCTGACTGGAGAGTCTTCTGTGCCTGCGTATTTTTGTACGTAGCAGCAGCATCATCTTCCATCTGCTTGGCGTGCGGATCATCCTTAGCAAATCCGGCATCTTCGGCAGCATATTGCGCCTGCAGGCGTGCGCGGGCCTCTCCCTGCAGCTTCGACAGCGCAAGGTTGCGCTGAGACTGCTTAATCAGATTCTTCTGACCTGCAGTTAAGTTATCTGTCGAACGTTTAAGGCTATCGACATTAAATGACGCGTTGGCAGCCTCCCTGGCAAGCTCAATGATAGGGCCTAACAATGCATTAATAGCTGCTTGCCCATCGCTTGATGCTGGCTGAAGGCTTTGTAATTTAAGCGCCAGAGCCTGTAGAGCCTGAGGAGATGGATTTTTGCTTAATTCCGATAATTGCTTGGATAACTCGAAGGCCTGCTGATCACTGATGCTAAATTTTGATGCTAATGCGCCAACAGTATTGGCGATGCTCATCCCTGTGGCATTCCATTCCATGCCAGCAGAGCTTATCTGCTTGAGTGCATCAGAGTAATTGGTCGTGGTGATATCAAGTGCCGCAAGGCGGTCATTGAAACCTTTAACTGATGCATAGCCGCCAGTGAAAGCAGATAAAGCCTTGTCTCCAAAAGAGATAAATGAGTCTGACGCATCGCTAATAGCCTTTGGTATTTTAGCTATAGCCTGGTTGTACTCCAGCAGCGCCTGATTACGCATCAGTGTAGCGACTTCAGCGTTAGTCTTCGCCAGGTACGCATATTTGTCTGACAGCGCGGCCACGCCATTGCTCGAGACGTTGATAACCTTATCCATCGCTTCAGCTGCGTCTTTCAGCGCATCCATGGCGTTCTTCCCGCCATTCAGTGAGGTGATCAGCACGCCAGCCAGTACAGAGCCAAGGGCGATTATGGCGCCAACCACGGCACCGCCAGGACCGAATGCGCCAGCAAGCTGTGACCCCTGTTGTGAAAACGCGACCAGGGCATTTTGCCCGCCCTGCACCTGCACGATGAAGTCCTGTACCTGGTACCCGGCCTGCTGCATGCTGGTTTTCCAGTTGCCAGTGCCTTTTGCGCCATTTTCAACACCAGTCTTCATGTCATACAGGCGACCAGTAAGCTCGCCTATCTTCTGCTTCTCTTCGTCGGTTGCTTTCGAACCGGCACGAAGTTGGGCAGCCAGGACTGCAGCACTACGCGCGCCATTCTCCTGCGCTTCGTCCAGCACCGCCAACTGGTTACCCAGTGCCTCGATGATGGATTCGGCACGACTGAATTCGCTGCTCGCGCCGCCGGTACCGCTGCGGGCCTCTTCCATAGCGCGGGCAATGCCGCTCACGTTGGTGTTAAGCTTGCGCAGCTGGTTGTCCATGGAGTTGGCGTAACCAGCAAGCTCAGTAAACGCAGATCCGGTTTGTGACGTACTCTGATCGAGGTTATCCATCCCCTTGCCGGACTGCTGGGCTGCTGCATCCAGTTTATCCAGAGCATCAATGGCCTGTTTACCGCCCTGCAGCAGCGGCTCAACGTCGGCGCTGATTTCATAAACGATGCTACCGGCGTTCTTCTCACCTGCCATGTCATTCTCCGGTTATTGCTTTGCTTTTGCCCTGCGTGCGGCCTGTTTAGCCAGGTACTCATCGGCGATGCTGTCGTACTCTTCTCGAGTGAAGCCTTTCTGGTCAGGGTATTTCGCCGCCAGCAGCAGCTGAAATTCGGTCATTGTTAACTGAGAGGCCTCCCCGCGATTCATGCCGAAGTGGCTGCGCGCTGCGCTGATGTAGTCGAAGGCTTTAAACTCAGTGGTTCGCTCACCAGTTTCATGTCGCTGCAGCTGGCGAACCTTGGCCTTACCGACTACACCGTGCTGCATGAGGTGCTGCGCCAGCACGATAATGTCGTTCTTCGGCATCTGGCCCGGTCGGTAGACGACGCAATGCCGCCACCCCTTCCACTCTCCGATCATCGGCGTCAGGTCCTCTTCACAACACGCCTGCAGCACAAGCATGCACGTTGATAACAGCTTCTCAGCTGCACGGTTGAATGATGGGGATAACCACGCCGGGAAGCGCCCCAGCGTGCCTGCGCACACCTCTATGAGCTGAGCGACATCATTACCGTGGATGGTGGCGTACGCCTGCACAATCTCTTCCGGAGTGCCGATCCTCGTCATAGCCTCGAATGAAGGTCGCAACAGATAATCTTTCCCGCCTTCGCGGCTGTCGCTGATAGAGAGTTCGCCAATATCGGTTAAAGCGGTCATAGGCCTTCCAGTAAACGGTCATTATCAAGGGCAGCACGCCGCCCTTTGGAATGTCCGTTAGGTAACGGTAACCGTATGCACGGCCACAAAGTTGCCGTCTTCGGTGTTGATGATGATCTGCGCGCTGCCGGTGGCGACACGCGTCACAGTCACGGTGTTGCCTGAGGCAGTGGCCGTTGCTTTGGTAGCGTCGGTAGTCGCCACAGTGAAGTCTTTGTTGGTTGCGCCAGTTGGTGCGATGTTCACCGTAAAGGTGCTGGTACCGCCTGCCGTGCCGGTGCTGGTTGTCGGGGTTACCGTCACGCCAGTCACCGCAACCGCAGTGATTTCGTTCACTTCGATGGTGCTCGCGTCACCGACTTTGAACTCAGTTGAGAATGTAACGATATCGTTAGTGCCACCGTCAGAACTCAACGCGTTAATGTTCATGTAGCCGATGAATTCAATCGGACCGTAGTCCATGCGCACCCAGATACCAGGCTGGCGCTTGGCCTTCAGTTCATCAGCGAAATACTTGATGAATTTGCCGACACCGTACTGATCCAACTTGTCCTTCTTGCGCACTTCACCTTCAAAGCTCAGGGTGAAATCACTGTTGGTGATGATGGTCTCGACATAGCCGCCGCCGTCATCCGCATCAGAGGTAACCGAGTTCGGGTTGAAGTCGAAGCCCTTAGACGTGCCAGCAGCCAGCGCCATCCACTCAGATTCAAGTGGTTTGACGTCCGGGCAGCCATCGGCGACTTCCAGCACGACCGCACCGCCGAACAGGCGCTCGTTCGAGTTCTGGCAATTAGCCATGTGAAACTCCTCTTTGACGTATAAAAGAAAACCCGCCGAAGCGGGTTATTTGGTTGGGATGGCTATTCGCCGTAAGTGCAGGCGAACTGGAGTCGGAAGACTATTCGCCCTTCTTCTGTGAGCACCGGCGCTGGGATTGCGCCCATGTTCTGGATGTAGCCGACACATTCGTCAGCCATGGGGTTAGCCTGGACATAATCGACAATGCGCTGCACGGCATTGAGTGCGTCTTTACGCTTATCTTTCGCGCCCACGACGTCTACCAGAACGTGATATTCAGAACCGAGGTCAGTACGGATATTCGAACCGCCGTTTGGCCTGAAAACCATGATCGCTTTCGACAGGTCGCCCGGGTCGTCGTACATCAGCTGTTGCACCGTGAAGCCGGTCGTTAGCCCGGCATCGCCGAACATGTTGCGCACCCGCTCGTGCATCATGGGTGTCATAGCGAAAGCTCCTTGCGCATCACCGCGTCGACATTGTCGCGCTCATCATTCGCGCCTTTGGTCAGGAATTGAGGCTCACCGTGAGGGTCCCAGTAGTTGCCAGTTCCTGTCCCACCGCCGAACTGCTGCCCGGCTCGGGTCGTACCAAAGTGCGCGCGCGGCTGGCCTTTCAGCTTGCCTGACGCCTCATGGACGTAGGCAGCATAGTTGGCTGAGTAACCGATGCGCCCGGTGATGAGCACCCCGCCAGCGTCGATTTCGCGGAACTGGCTATTAATCAGAGTTGAGGTGTCGATCGGGGTGTAATATGCCGCCCGGGTGCCGATAAGCATCATCGCCGACTGCAACGCGCGAATTACCTTACGGCCCTTAACGTCGTTGATGACATCGTTCAGGTGCTTCTTCGCCTGGCTGATGCCCTTCACTTTTATGCCCATGGCTACACTCCCGTCAGGATGGCGTAATCATCCGCCAGGCGCTCGAACGTGTCGGCGTAACGGATAACCTGGCGCACCTCGTCGGCACCGGCCACAACCGGGTCGGCTTCTGTCGAAACCCCAATCAGCAGGTAATCACCCGCGGCCGCCAGCGCGAACTCCGTCCAGACGGTGTTCTTCACGACAATTTCAGCGCCGAGGTTGGCTAACTTCTTGCTGAGCCCCCCCTCGTAATCACAGAGGATTTGCTCAGGTTCGGCATAACCCAGCGGGTCCCCGTATTCGTCATTACCTTCCAGCTTGCGCCAGATGGTCGCCGTGGCGGTGTATGACCAGTTGGCAACACTAGACATCGCTACCCCCTCAAAGCTCTGGTAGCGGCACCGTCATGCCTGCCATGCTGTGTGTGCAGTCATTCAGATATTGAATCTGCCCATCTGTCACAAATGAATGGCAAGTAAACGGCTTGTCTTTCGTGGCGTCGTCAAACTCATCCGGATCATCGCTGGGCGTGAAGCCAGTAACCAAAACGCTTGGAGTCAACGTCGGTTTATCAACGTTTCCATTCCATCCCCATCGCGGGCCATTGCCAATGCCAACCTGCACCACATGGCGACTACCGCACCCGGGGCACATGAACGATAAACGGTTATCGCTCGCCTTCTTCACTCGCTCTGTCATTCTTTCCACCTCAGCACCTTCGCGCCAGTCGCCCGGATACGCGGGCAGTTGATGAACCACTCGCCATCCGATTTCACGTAGCCAGTAGTCTCCCGCCCGGTGTCGGTCATAACCCATACTCTGGTGAACGAACGCGGTAACCCGTACTTAACTGATTTGTACGTCATCACTTACTCCAACAAAAAACCCGCCGTAGCGGGTTAAATTAGCCTTACACGTTCCTAGCAAATTCGCCGTGAAGGGATGATCTCGTATTTCTCAGCCACTCTTCGACTTCGTGACGCGATTTAGATGAAAAATGATTGCGTACACCTTTAACCTGAACACTGCCTCGCCATGCTGCGTCCGCCTTGTTCCAAGTCAGACCCTTAACGCCGGTGGTATTTTTAGCGCTGCGTTTTTGGTTTTGAAGATTTTCTGAGACGCTGGCAACTCGTAGATTGCTAATATCATTATTGACCCTAACCCCGTCAATGTGATCAATCTGCAAGCCATCGGGTATTTCTCCATTGTGGAGTTGCCAAACAATGCGATGAGCGGCTATTTCTTTGCCGTTAAGCTTCGTTCGGTAATAACCATAGGAACTTATGGACCCTACTGGATCGCCTGCTTTTATTCTTCGACCAACATTTATTTTCCATCTAAGAAATGACGGTGAGGTCGGGTCATATGAAAAATATTCAGATAGAATATGGCTAGCCATGCTCGTTACCTCCATAACGACGATGTGGTTAGAGCCGAATCCATGTTAGCGCATGATTCGGCTTGTTTATTTTACCACCAACTGTTTATTCAAACAGTATTAATCGTCGTTATTTTTGGCAAAAACAGCCGCCCTTCCCGATCCAGATACCAGCAAAAGCGGGTGTTGCTGTCGGGTCGGCAGGAATCAGTGAGGTAGCGCAGCCATACTTATCCAGACCGCGTAGAAGATTTAACGAGCCCTTCCAGCGGTCGGTGAACGACTGGTAGCGGAATGATTCTGACGCCCCACTCGGGGCGGTGTGGCTGGAGATGTACTTATCCCCCTGTCCGAGCCCCATAAGCGCCAGCAGATAGAGCTGAATCAACAGCGCGGTCGATGCCTGATAATGCGCATCGAGACACTCCTGAATGCTGTTGGCCTGGTCGACGAGAGCCTGAAGAACAAAATCGGGAATGGTAATTCCCTGGCTCTCCAGATACTCCTTCGCCTGTTCGAGAGTTACCATTATCGACTCCGTGAAATACCCCGCCGGAGCGGGGCATAAAAAAACCGCCTTAGCGGCGGCTGTTATTCAGCAGGGAAAAGCTTTTCGAGTTCGCCATCCGGCAACAGCTCACTGAGCTTTTCAGCGCCCAGGGTGCCTTTGAACTCAATGCCCAGCTCAGTAAGGCGGTCCTGAATAATCTCTTTGCGAGATTTTTCACCGGTACCGGCACCAGGTGTCGACGGGGTAAGCTCACCACCAGCCTCACCATTCATGAGACGGACGTTAGACTTCAGCGCCGGGTGCAGTTCTTTCAACTCCACCACCTGCCCTACCTTCACGCCGAACCACGCGCGCACAACTTCGTATTTAGCCATGCTGTTTCCTTACGCCAGGTTAGCGCCGTAGACAACGCCAGACAGGCCCTGATCGTCTGCGGTGATTTGCAGGCCTTCAGCAGACATGATCTGGAAGTTGTAGTTAACGTTAGGCAGTGGACGCGGCAGAGGAACAACGCCTACAGCCATACCCACCAGTGGAGAGATCACGTCACGGCGACGAACGTACGCGATGAACTCGTTACCGGTCAGCGCGAAGCTCATGCGGATTTCTTTCACCGGTGCGAACGGCAGCACCGCCTGCAGCACAGTTCCGCTTACAACGCCGTTGACCACGTACGGCTGCGCCAGGTTTGCCCAGATTTCCGGAGAAACCCACATCACATCGTATGCGGCGACTTTGTTAGTGCGTGCGGTGGTGCCGAATGCACCTTTACCGAAGAACGCAAAGATCGCGGTCATGTCAGCGGTGGTCAGGTCGATATTCGCACCACCAGCACCAGATCCGAGGTTAATCTTCTTGGTGTTGCGGTGGTTCTTGATACCCTGCGCCGGGTAGGACTGAACCTGAATTTTTGAATCACCATTCAGGTAGTAGTTAACGCGCTTCTGGTTGAACTTGCGCATCTTCGCCATCTGCGAGTCCAACACCAGATCAATGCCCACAGAGTTCAGGCCAGCAGCATGACGCCAGTTAACACCGTAACCTGCAGTGAACACCGGAATCGGGTCACCGTCGCTCGCATAGTCAGTGTGATCGAAGGAGAATGGTGCCTGACCATCGATGCTTACTGACACGTCATCGGCGATGTCGCCAACCACGTTATACAGCTTGGCGGTTTTACCGACCGGCAGCACGGTCTGAACGCCGATCAGGTCGTTTACGATTTCCATACCGACTTCCTGATCGCGCAACTGCAGCACCTGGTTGTCGATCTCAGCCCAGAAATCACGGGAGAAACCGCCAACGGCGTTACAGGCCATCATGTCAGGCGTCATGATTGCGCGGTTAGCTGCAATGATGGAATCGTTCTGCAGGTTCCACATATAGCGGTTTGCCCACAGTTCGCTCCAGTGCCCGCCGAGGCGGGAGTTAGTCGCCAGCGTCTCTTTAGAGAAGTACATATGTGTTTGTCCTTTTGTTACGCGCCAGCTGCGGCGACAGTGCCAACGCGCATGCGCACGCGAATGAAGTCGGTGGTGCTGGCTGCGATGGTATATTCATCCTGGCTGTAGCCGATCACTGAATCAGTGTCGGAGGTTGCAAGGGTGAACTGACCAGCAGTGCCCAGCTTGATCGGACTGTCTTTCTTATACGCGCCAGGCAGGCAACGTATTGCCAGTTCACGACCTTCTTCGACGTAATTGCCGACAGCCGAATCACCGGCAGGGATTTCTTCGGTGATCGTCAGGCCCTGGTGGTAACCAACATCGATGATGTACAGGCGGCCAGTTAGCGCAGTGGCCTGAGCAAATTTATCGGATGAGTTGATGGTTGCGGCAGTGCCCGGAAGCAGCGCTGCAGCCGTGGTGCGGGTTTCGGTCTTGTACAGAGACTGACCGTCGATATTAACGCGACGATAACGAGGCATTATTCCGGCTCCTTATTTGAAGTATTCGGCAGCAGAAGGCGCGCCGGTTTCTTTGTGCTGCTGTGCATTGTTGGTACCCAGCGGAGCAGCTTCGCCCAGTGACTTGAACATCGCGTCCAGAGGCTCTCCTGACAAAGCGTTAGCGACGATTTCGCCATGGACCTTAGCTACCGCCTCACGCTTGGCTTTCTCTTCAGCGCGCGAATTAGCGGTCAGGGTGTCTGCGAGTTGCTTCTGATTGGCCTGTAGCGCATCAACCTTTTCCGCGAGAGGCTTAATAGCCGCTTCAGTATTGGTCGCAACAGCCTGGCCGATCATGCTGCCGATTTGTTCCAGTTCTTCTTTGGTTAAAGGCATGTCGCCCTCCGTTTTGTGGTTTGGTGCAGGCTGTTCCTGCGGTGTGAATAGAGCTTTCAATTTGTTTGCTACGACGGCCACCCACGACTCCTGGCGCGCTACTACGGTGCCGGTATCGTCGATAGTGATCTTTCCGCCATCAGCGGAATAACCGTAAATCTGCGCATCTCCGCCATTTCGCACGATAACCACCTGCGAGTCTGTAAAGTCAGCGACCCAGGCGTATTCATCCGCGCCAGCCGCAAACTTCGCTTTCGCAGCCCGATCGAGACGCTGCTCGCGCTCCCGGTAGGATTCACCCACCAGCGCGCCGGAGTTCGCCTTAAGCGGCTGAGCCAGATCAGCGTTAACCATCAGGCCAACGCCCTGCTCAGGTGTTGCAGCTCCGACTTCGTGCAGAAGGATTGCGTCGTGGTCCATGCTGTAGATCTTGGCTACCCAGTCAGCGCCGGTGGCGCGTTGCTGCTCGTTTGGTTCAAGCTGGTCGAGGAAAGCGGCGACGCTGGTATGAATCGGCGGAACGTCTTCGCCGCGCTCAATGGCAGCGGCACGCTCAAGCAACTCCTTTCCGCCTTCCGACTCGCTGGCGCGGGCCACATCAACCCACTTTTCGAGGTAGATGCGATTGCCTGATTTCTTAACGTTTCGGTTCCACGCGCCAATATGGCCAGTATTGATACCCTCCGGGGAGAATGCAGACACGAACTGGCCGTTAACCTGAGGATGCCCAAGCGGCGCCAGCGTGCCCTCCAGCCCCTGATAGTGGGCGTCTATTTCTTCCGCTGTGTACAGGCCGCCATTCATGACGACGTTCGCCGGCAGCGTGTAACTCGGCAGCACCAGGTGCTCACGCCCGTTGTACATTTCTCGCCGGATTGACTGGCTGTTCACCTTCGTGGTGATGTTGACCTGCATAGGCATAGTTATTTCTCCGCCCAGGCGTAACCGCGCGCCTGCATCGATTTATATTCCTGTTTGAGTTTCGTGATGGTGTCCGGGTATTCCGGGTTCCCATCCGCATCCACCAGCACCGACTGCTGGCTGCATTTGCAGTTGATGGAGTTGCCATCTTTGCTGTACCAGTCACGAACCTCTTCATTGGTGTAAAGGTGCGCGTGACGCACAGCGTGCGTATGCCGGGTTGTCGGCGACAGCGCTGAGATGTGAACCAGAAGCGTTTTCAGGCCGAAGAGGTCATTCGCCTCCTGGTCTTCATCCCACTTTGCCCGGCGTAGCGCGGTAGTCACTTCAGTGCGTGCTATCCGGTTCGCCCGGCGCTTCTCGATGCCGGTCTGGTCTGTCAGGTTGCGGCCAATGTCCAGCGGATTGAGACCTCGGCCCACGCCATCAGTCAGCACACGCGCCATGTCGCGCTTAACGTCAGCCGTCAGCCCCTTCATTTCCTCAAATACACGCGCATGTACCAGCGCCATACGTTGCTGATATGGGTCGCTTGCGAGGATGGACGCTAACGACTCACGACCAGAGGCGTATACCGGAGACTGCTGGCTGAGGTTGTAGAACGACTGCCCGGTCCCTTTCTCCGAAGCCAGATCGATGTACTCGTAAAACCACAGGTCGTAATCGCCACCTTCAAGCAGCACCTGATCAACCAGGTAACTGGCATCGTTCAGGATGATGGAGAGAAGCGTTGGGTTTAGCTGGTATTCGTATCTGGCGTTTACTGCGAGGGAGGAAGGTATTTTGTCGAGTGCTGATTTGTACGCCTTGCCAATCTTATTCATCCGCCTGGCGAAATCTTTCATTGCCCGGCGTTCCAGCGCATCGGCTCCGGTCGGATCCTGATAGTTACGCGGCAGAATCGGTGGCTTCGTCTTCTTCGCCATCCTCTTCTCCTAACGGGAATTCATCAACGTTTTCATAACCGGCAGCTGTGCGAATTTCTTCGCGACTGAATGCCGGATTTTCTCCGCTGCCCTGGAACGTCTGGTTAATCTCAGCCATGGTTTTTGCATTGGCGAGCTTCTCAGTTCCAGTCTGCTCGTTGAGGTCATCCCAGATAACCGTCTTTTCGCTGACAGGATCAATGATTTTCAGGTCAATGAGCTTGTCACTGAAGTCTTCAATTTCGAATGACAGGTCACCGCGGCGTGACTGGCAGCGAGCATTCATATACTTCTGATCTTCAGTGCTCGCCCTTTCGCCAGTTTGCATCCCAACCAGAATTTTCACCGGCTCATCGACAGAAGCGGCAAAGGTTTGCAGGTTGACGTTATAGGTTGGGTCAGGATCTGAGACTGCCGACACCATCGACGTTACCTGGGCACCCTGAGTAATCAGAAGAACGTCATTACCGATGTTTAACTCTCTGGCAGCATCGTTATATCTCTCCTGAAGCTCATCAACAGATACTCCGTACAAAGAAGCAAGGTTGTTGAAGTCAACGTCTTTGTCGAAATTAATGCTCTGCTTATTAGCGGCGTTCTTCAGGAATGCTTCACCTGACCCACCTTCAACCTTCTCTAGGCTGACGCAGGCGTTATAGCCAGGCTCAAGGAAACCAATGGCATCATTCGAGTAGTCACCCAGGATGAAGACGCGATCGGGATGCACGAATCGCTGATTAGTCCCTCCGTTTGGCAGACTCTCAACGTATTTCCACTGCTTTGGCTGACCGTAGTCTGCCGAATTCTCGTCAGTTACCCATTGACTGACAGTTAACGAACCGGCCCATGCGATCGTAACCTTTTTTAGTGACTTCCCACGAACAACCGGCTGGTCCCACTTTCTGGAGTCATTGATGTGCAGCAGGATGCCAGCATAGCGACCGACTAAACGGCGGCGGTCTGCTTCAGCAAAAGCGCGCCAGAGTCGCTTAGTGAAAACCTTTTTGGCGCTCTTCTCCCAAGGGGTTTCATCCTTGCTCTCGTCGGCGTCGTCACCCTCAATGATTTCCGGGTTCGTCTGCCAGCACTTGCCCACCAGCTTCTCAACGGCACCGTGAGCGATACCGCCGCGGCGGTACAGGGCGTAAAGGTTTTCGTAAGTGACCTGCTCAGGGAAGCCATACTCGCACCATGCTGAATGGCGCTTATTGTCCAGCCCCATCGTAGGCGCCATAAGGCCCATACGGGCGCGAGCCATCCGCGCATCGTTCAACGCATGGTTGACGGCGAGAGTTAATTTGTCAGTCATGGATTGTCCGTTGGTTGAAATGAGGCAATAAAAAAGGCCGCCGGAGCGACCTTGTTATGGTGGTGAGGTGGCTGGACTCGAACCAGCACTCAGGTTCAGCATTAGCATCATGCCTGCCCTGCTGGCGTTAGCCAGTTGATGCATTACTCTACCCATCTAACCCGCAAGCGGGAATTGAGTTACACCTCATTTTCAGTTTAACGCCGCTGCAGGCGCTTAGGAATCATCATTCCGGCCATCTGACCTTTGCGCTTAATGTGTCCGTCGAGGCTGTAGCGAATCCCGTCCCAGCAGTGTTCGTAACCATCGGCGAGCTTCGGCAACACCTCTCCAGTGATTCGGTCCGTTTTGTACGACCACATGCGGGCCTCGCGCGCCACGTTCTTGCAGCGCGGATGGATGATGATTTCGTCGAAGCCGCGAAGATGTGCGATACCGTCCTCAACGCTCCCCTGCCATTTCTCGGCAGCTGAGATGTTGAAGCCCTGCCGCTTGAGATAGCTGATAGTCTCGGGTCGAGCGGAATCGGCCTTGATTGGCCAGTCACGCGCGCCTGGAATCGTGTCGTACAACTCCGGCATGTGATCGAGCTCAGTTTGCTGACCGTATGCCTCGTATTCGATGTACAGCCGGTTGTGCAAGATGAAGGAGCGCACCAGCGTGTTAGGGTCCTTGGCGAAACCGAAGTCAGCACCGAAGAACAGGCGATCGGCCTCTTTCCATAGTTGGTCCGAGAACTCGGCAATCCGGTATTTCCCGGCCAGCACCTGCTTATCAGAGTTTTCGAGGTAAGCACCTTCCCATACCCATGCGTATGTTGCCGGGTCGAGGCGTCGCTGATCGTTCTGTCGCTCACCTTCCAGCACGTCAGGGAACCATGGGTTATCCGTGTAATTCATCTCAACGGTGATGCAGTCGTCGCCGGCTTCTTTACGGAAACGCTTATCCGTGGCGCTTCCGTCGCGCTCCGGGTTCCACGTCACCCAAATCTCTGATCCCTCTTCACGAACGGTCGGGCTCAGCTTCTGCCAGGCTATTTCACTGACTGATTCAGCCTCGTCCACCCAGCACAGCAGAATGCGCGCTTTCGACTTGATGCTGTCGAGGTTATGCCGCAGACCGCAGAACACGTAGTTAACGCTCTTGTCGATGGTGCGGATGTACTTTTCGCCGATGTCAAAGTTGGAAGCCAGCCATGGGACAGACAGGATCGCCTGTTTCACCTCCTGCATGCTCGACTCTTCCAGCGAGTTCATAAATTCGCGCGCGCAGAGCACCACGCCGCTTTCACCGTTCATCATCGACTGATACGCCTTTACGGCTGTCATCAGCGCAAAAGTGCGCGTCTTGGCACTGCCACGCCCACCATGCGAGCACCGGTAGCGCTTATTCACGGCAGTGAACAGCGGGGCAAGCTTCGCGGGGATCGGCAGTTGAACGGCGTTACTCATGCTTTCGGCTCAACGGGTAGTAGCTGGATGATTGTAGGCTGCGGAGTCATGCTGCCATCAGGGCTTGTATGCTCGACTTTCTGGCGATTGGTGTAGGCATCGCCCATTTCTTTGGCGGCCTGCTCGATAAGTTGAGAGGTCATGCCGTAGTTCTTCATCTTTTCAGCATTGGTCGCCATTCGGTCGAGAACGCGCAAACGGTACGCTTTATTTGCGATCGGGATGTCGGCGATCTCATTCTGGAATCGTTTACGGGTAGCGTTAAACAGGTCAATCCACTTCTGGCTCAGCTTGGCCGCCATTGCGTTGCCGGGTGTATACTGCGACACCTGCTGCCGTGAAACCTCGATGCCGTATTCAGCCTTTACAAGCTCAATGACTTTTACCGGGGTCTCGTAGCAGGCGAGCGATTGAACGATGAAGGCTTTAACCTCTGTCGATAATGCTGCCATCGGTCACCTCCATGACAATCTGAATAAAGCGTTACGCCAGCTTCAACATGCACGTCCCGCATGACCTGGCTATATCGATGTGAGCCACTTCTGCTGGCGCATTGGCCGCATCAACGAGCTCCTGCACTTCTTTGCTGGCACCGTATCGACGTACGACACCAGTGAATTCTTCGACGTCGTGGCCGCGCAGTGTGAGCACTGGCTGCCCGGTCTCTTTGTTGAACTTAGGCGCGCCGAAATCATCGGTGGCCTGGGCAATGTGGTAAAGCTCATGCTCTACCAGTGCGCAGAACTCGAGGTCAGTGCATTGTGAGCAGTAATCGGCTGCCAGCGTAATGATGAACTTCGGTATGCGCCCGAACCATTCATACATCTGCTGTTCCATTCTGGCTTTCTGCCATCCACCGGCGCGGAGCATTACCTGTTCGGCCTGACCGAGAACCAAGCGCCCCCTCTTCGCGAACGAGTCCGACGCCCACATAAAGCAGAGGTCAGCCTCTAACAGGTGCTCATGGTCATGGTTATGGATGCTGCCGGTATCGCTGATGATTTGCCGGTTTATCCACTCATGCACTGCATTGGCGGGGATTACCATGGTGTATGGCTGCCAGTTGTCGGAGGCGATGAAGTTAACTGGCGGGTATGGCCTGCGCTCGTCATCGTTAGCCATGGGTTACTCCGTTGTTTGCTCTGCCTGACTCTTGGCCTTCAGGTAATCACGGGTCATGTCGACCAGCAGGATCCGAAGCGCCTCATCTTTAGAGATGCGCGGGCTAAGGCCATTGGTTCGGCGCAGTAGCTCGCTGGCTACGGCCTGAGCCTCTTCGCCCGCAGCTGAAAGATCCAGACTCAGGGTGGCAGGGATAAATGCACTCTTCATGATGCGGACTCCTCGGTACCTGCCGGTGTTTCCTCCGCAGGTACTGGCGTGAACTCAACGCGTTTTACATCGGCAGGAGCGAAATACAGCCATTGTCCCGTCTCCGTTGCCAGCGGCACAAAGCCGTTAACCAGCTCAGGCTGACGTCGTGACATCTTGCCCATGTACTCGCCGCCGTCGTTCGTCGTCAGTTTGATGTTGTAGATGTCGGACATGATTACCTCTTTTCCTTGTCGCAGCTGTTGCCCTGCTTCTCAGAAGTGCTTAGCCACTTACGGCTTACCCGTCAGCAAGATGATGATCACCGCCTTATTGGGGTTGAGCATTCTTTCCTTGTCGGGAGGATTCGATTTTGCGGATTGCCGCCTTATCCAGATTGCACTGCCCCAGCGCAGTATAGAGCTGAGCGTTTAACTCCAGACTTGCCTGCCAAGTGAACGGAACCACCATTCCGGGAATCGGCGTATCTGCTGTCAGGTCAGCGCTTATCGGCACTACCGGGGCTGGCACGTAAACTGTCTGCGTATTCCCGCAGGCTGTCAGCAGCGGCAGAAGGAACAGGCTGGTTAGCGCACGGATCGCCTTCAAGCGCCTGCCTGATGTAGACAATGCGCGTCTCGCCCTTTCGAGCCAGTTCGTTCTTTGCATTCTGTGTAGCCTGTGAAATGTCACGGATGAGGTTCATCGTGGTAATCACGTTGTTGGTGATCGCCTCTGATGTGTCTGCCCTGACCGTCGCCTTGTCGCGCTGGTCTTTATAAGCGATGGCGTTGTCGCGGTAGTGGTTAATCGCCCAAGCCATGGAAACGAGCAGGCAGATAACGACAGCGCAAATGATGGATGTTAATCTGCTCATCGCTCATCCCTTACGGATTGCTGAACTTTGCCTACCAGTTGCGTATGCGAACCTACTTCTGAAATTCCGATACCGCTTATGCCGATGTATTCCTTCCCGGTTTGCTGATCCTGAATGAGGTATACGCCATGCCAGTTATCGTAAGCCAGGGTATCCCTGAACTCTGACATTTTGGTCACCTTAATGCGGTCTGCGTCAGAGGACAGTTGAGAGGAAACAGCCATTGTTGATTTTGCTGGCTCAGGGCCACGATCACATGCCGTAAGCATGAATACTGCTACCAGTAATGCCACTCTCATTTTTGGCTCCATTCGCATACTTCACGCTCAATCTCGCGTCGGGTAATAAGCCCCTTCCACTGCTTGCCACCGGCATACGTCCAGCGCTGCAGTTCTTTGCATGCCCCCAGCACATCACCTGCATTCAACTTCTTCAGCAGCGTGGAACTGGCGAAGGCACCAGAGCCCACGTTATAGGTGAAGGAGTAAAGTGCGGCGCGGGTTGGCTCAGGAATGCGAACCTTGATCAGCGGGTCGATGGCGTTTGCCACCTTTCGCAGATCTGCCTTCAGCAGGGTGTCGCATTCTTTATCTGTGTAGCGGTGACCGCGGCGGATGTCGGCACCGGTGTGCCCATCGCAAACAGTCCAGACGCCGACCACATCCTGATAGGCGTAATAGCGCCGCCCCTCCAGTCCATCTGCATTGCCAAGCATTACTGCAGCAATGGTGATTGCTCCGGATCCGCCAACAATGGCACCCACCAGCTTATTCCTGAGTGTCGGGTTCATCTCGGCTCCTGCTGCGGCGCTTGTCTTCGCGGATTTTGAAATAGAGATTCGTCAGATATGTCAGTACAGCGATGATGATGCCCACCAGCACGCCGATAGCGTTCCACTGCTCGGGGCTGTAGGCATTCAGCATGCCGTTTAGGATGCTCCCGGCTGAAGCGCCATAGGCAGCACCAGTGGTTATTTTTTCCATGCGATACATGCTCTCACCTCGCGTAGTTAGCGGGTGCTGTTCGTGTAGTGGGAAAGGCCGTCAGACACGATAGCTACATGGCATCTGGAATTGATTGTCTGCGGCCTGAATAAAAAACCTGGCGACAAGCCAGGAAGATGAGGGTAAGGCAATGTCGGCTCTCTGGCCTAAGGGTCCCAGGTAGTGGGTTCTGGTGCCGGGCAAAGGAATCGAACCTCTGACGCGCAGCTTACAAGGCTGCGGTTCTGCCACTGAACTAGACCGGCGAATTTGGCGGGACAGGAAGGATTCGAACCTTCGACCATTCGGTTAACAGCCGAACGCACAACCGCTGTGCTTCTGACCCTGAAATGAAAAAGCCCCGGCGGGATGCCAGGGCTCATTTTACAAACTGGATAGTGACTATCATCATGCCGCCGATGTAATTTAGGCAGCATATCAAAGTAGACTCAAATATGGCTTATTTAATTGACTTTTGCAACACCCTGCTGCGAAAAAGTCGCCTTTTGTTGTGATCGTGTTCTCACAGTGCAGAGAAGAGAATCGTCATCAAGACGCTTAAAGATGGCGCACATGGCCCGCCAGTAGTCGGCGTAGTTATGGCACCAGTTATCAGGTTTAACGCCGCACAGAGCCGCCAGGTCCTGATGCTGATACACATCCTTGCCCGCCAGCTCTGCCTTGACGTCTTGCGCCGCCAGCCATATCAGTTTCTTCAGACGCTCCATCGTCTTGCCGGCCACCTTCTTCGCGCCGAGGAGCTCCCGGAACTCAGCCCATGCCCACTGGGTGATCGCCACCTGGTACTCAAAGCAGATATTCTCGCTGTAGTTCCAGAGCAGCCATGCTTTCTGGTGGTCTTCCAGCGACAACACAGCGCGGCGCCAGGATGCGGTCACGAACTCAACCGGGCCCACCAGCGCGATTGATGAGCCCTTGGCGCGTGACTGGCTGCCACTCATCGGCGGGCCATCTGGGTTGACCATGCGCTGCTTATCCTTGTCGAATACTTTCTTCCGGCCCCGGCTGCGCGCCGTCGCGGTGAATTGCGCGTTCTCGGCGAAAGCTACCAGCTGCCCTTTCGTCGCCCCGCTCAGATCTGCGGTCGCCACAATGAGCTGCTGACGTACGTATTCCAGTTGCTGACTGTTCATGCGGCTTCCTTATGTGGCTGTTTGGTTTTGGTCTGGCTGTGCTTTGCTACTGGCGGCAGGTTGGCGCGGTTGACGCTTTCAGCCTGGTATCGCAGGAAGTCGTTGTGATTCATGCGGCCTCCTGTCGGCGGGCCCGGCGTTTTTCCAGCGCTCGGGCTTTGCGTGTGAAAATGGATTTGATGCGCTGCAGGTATGGGATGTCGAACCGGCGGACAGAGTTATCGTTGTTTATCGCCTCAACTTTTTCGGCACCGATACGCTCAATGAGGCCCTGCTCGAAAGCCTTTTGCGCGCCGTCGCGATCCCGATTGCAATAAACGCACTGGGCAGCTGTATTGTGAAGGTTGAATGCAAGGTGCGCCGCGGCGCCGCGGGTGCGATAGTGGCCGCAGTCCATGGTTCCGCCAAACTTCTGCTCCGGCAGCCTGCCGCAGCTGATGCACGGCTTACCAGCATCCCTCAAACGGACGTAACGATTGAAAGCCGCCTGCGCCTCAGCTCTCCACTGCGGTTTCGTTTTTAGCGCCACCTTTCTCGCTTTCAGATCCCGGCGCTCAGCGCGTTCTTTTTCTTTGCGCTCCTTGATGCGCTTCGCCGCGGCTTTAACCCTCTCCTTTTCACGCTCTTCCATCGCGAGGATTGCGCCGTGCTCCGGGCTGCACCAGCGGATCCGGATGTCGTGGAATTTCGGCAGGAAGTATTCACCGCATACTTTGCACTTACGGCGGGATGGTTTACGCATGCTTCCTCCGTGCCGCGAGACGCAGCCATTTCTTATCCACCAGGCGGGCGGTGTAGTCCTTCAGGGTCGCGATGTCGGACGGCTTAACCGCTGGCTTACTTTTGCGGCGCGCCGGAACGCGGAAGATTTCGTTGGTTATGACGCGTGCGAGAGGACTACCCACGGGAAGCCCTCCACTCTTGTGCCCAGGCGATGCGCTTGCTGGATGCTTCGGAGAACTTCACGCCGCGGTCGGTACCGAACCAGTAAATCGCCTCGATGACGTCGACCATGTAGCGCTTGCTGGATTTCGATGTGCTGACACCGAAATAAACGCGTCCGCCATTAATGCCCGGCGCGGATTTCTGCTCGCGTTCCGGGTCCTGCATCTGGCTTACCAGAACAGTGATCAGGTCTTTCCATTCCTTCGGCTCAAGCTTTTCGCCATGCCAAACAACCTGGGCAGACAGGTCTTTCAGCAGCGGCCACATAAGACGGTTTTGCTTATCGGTGCGCGTCTCTTCCCGGGCCTCGACCACCATCGGCGCGCGAGGGTTTACCGGAATGGTGCGGATGAATGCTATGAGGTTGTCTTTAACGGTGTCGTTAACGATGCAGTAGTGCTGCTTCATACGCCACCTCCGAGAGGTAACGCGGAATGCAGGAAATCGCAGGTGCCGATAGGCATCTGTGACAAGGTGAGGAGTTCAGATTGTGGTCGCATTTAAGTCCCCTTAAATGCGCAGAAGTCACCGCCGGGTGTTCAGACCTGCGGTGACTTAATTATGGCGGGTTGATTATGGAAAATCAAAGTCTCTTTTGTTGTTGTGAGGCGTTGATTGTGTCAACAACATGGAAAACATCTTCTTTGACATTCCAATAATCCCCACCAGTAACCTTTATGCAGGTATTTCCACCAAGGGCAGTTATCAGGATAATGTGGTCAGAATTTATGAACACTGGGTTATTATTTAAATCAGTAAGTTGAATAATCATATTTCCCTCTCAAATGTGAACCTATTTTATACCATCATCCTGAGATTAATGGCCACAATGGCTGGTAAGCATGTCAAAATGCATTCAATTCGAATGGGTTAGGCGTTTTTGTATGCCTCAGGGAGGCGATATTGCTTAGCCATCCAGTCATCACATTTCATTTCGGTGATGTATCCCGGAAGCTCGCCATGTTCGCAGTTTAAAAGCCACCACTGGTCCCCCATGCTTTGAGGAATAGCGCGTTCATACGTGATGCCAAGTTCGCGCATTACTTCTTGCGGGTGCCTGCTTTCACCAGCATAAGCAGCGCCCATACAGTCATAGCGTAAGTGTTTCACGACTTCACCTCCTGCTGCGGTGCTGCTGGCAGTGGCATCCAGTGCGTAACACCTTCACGACCATGATAATCCCAAAATGGCCCGTTCTCTGGATCGCCGACTTCAATTAGGCGGTCTGGGAGAATTTGCTCTGCTATGTATGCCAATGGTGAGTAAACATGAACCCATGTATAAATTTCCGGCATCCGCTCACTGCAAGCCACCCAACCATCCGGCAACTTGTAAGCCGTCGTTACAGGTTCGGCACCCTGAAGCATGGCGGCGCGGCTACCATTGACCATCTTCACGCCCAAGCGGATATCGTCAAACTGAAGGTCGCCTTTAATTTCCGCATGCCGGAAAGCGATCGACAGGAACTCTAAGCACTGCTCGTTTGTCCATTCAGGGACAGATACCGGCGCTGGCGGGGCGACGTATAGCGCAATGCATCCTTCGCCCTGCTCGGCATACACAGAGCATGATTCGATATGCCCTGACCTTAGGAGCTCAGCGTATTCAGCGTCGACGTAGCCAACAGGCTCCGCTTCGAGCGATGCCAGCGCGATACGCGCCAGCTCACGAATTTCTTCACCATCAATCTCGTCGATGTCATCGCGGCCAGAAATGTTAGCAAGCCATTCCAGGCGTTCTTTGGTAATAGTGCTCATGGGCGAATCTCCGTTCTGCCGCCAAGTAAACGGATTGCCACTCTTTCCCGCAAACTAAGCGGTCGATGATGCCCGCGAGCATTAACGATTTCAGGCTTTCCGTTCGTCGGATAATTAACCCTGACCGATTGACCATCCAGAGCGTGAGAGGCTTCAAGCAGTGCGGACTTTAAGTGCGCAGGGCACTTTTTCTGCACCTTATCGCCGTCAGAAATGACATCTGCAATGCCCTGAAGCATGCTCGCTAAATTGCTGAGATAATTTTTCACGTTTACTCTCCTTTACCGGCTGCGGCTGCAAGTTTCTCTTCGGTCTCTTTGAGCCTCTCAAGGCGAATAACCATGCCATGAATAACAACTGGCACCTGGTTATCAACGAGGTCGCAAGGAACCTTCAATTCACGTTTCCACTCGCGCATTAGGGCGTTACGCTGTTCTGCGACAGAAACAATGGCTTCGAGGCGATTGATTCTGTTGTCTTTGGCTTCCAGCTCATCCAGCAGCGCCTCGATACGCTTCTGCTGATAGTTCCATGCATTCACAACTTCAGAGCCAACCAGGCCCAGATCGAAAATTTCGCAATCTTCTGCATTGCAGTGCGGGCAGTAACAATCCGCTTCACCATCGGGTGAATGCAATACGCGGAGCTTGCTGGATGGCATGACCTGCCCACAATAGCCGCACTCAGCCAGATAAAATGAACCTTCAACGCTCTGACCGCGGAAAGTCTGTTTGTCGATGTTGCTCATTGTGCGGCCTCACGCTTCTGCTTGTTGTATACGGCCCAGCTCAGAGCATCGAGCTTGTCACGGCCTGCTTTGTCGTACATGTGGATGCCATCGCTGCAGGCGTGCTCTTGCTTCACCTGCTCTTCGAGGGTGCTTATCTCTTCGTAAGACAGAGTCGCCAGCTTGAGGCGATTCCAGCCGAAGTTACGGATGCGTGTCATGACTGCACTCCTTTGCGAAGCTGGTACGCAACCATCGCGCAGATATTTGGAGCATCTGAGAAATCATCGCCATCGGATATAACCAGCTGGCGCACGCACTCGTCGGCACCCTGCGCACGCACTTCAGCCATGAAAGCATCGGTGGCTGGGGTTTCAATGCCTTTATCAACAGCAAGCAGAACGGATTTGATAACCTCTTCCTGGTTCCCAACCCATGACCATGCGACTGAATGCCCCTGATTGTCTCCTGTAGCGTCATGCTCAATTACTGCGGTGTCGCCAAATGCATCCGTCCACTCACTCGGGATATCTGATGGGCGTAACGCAGCCTTCAGCCCCGCATTCTCCGCAGCCAGCTTATCAACCTGCATCTGCAGATTCTCGATAGTCGCATCAGCAGCACGGAACTCGCGCTGAGACTCTGCAAGCTTCAGTTCGTTCTCAATCGCAACCTGGTAAAGCTCTTCAAGTTGAGGCATTGAGGCCAGAAGGCCGTTGCGCTTAATCATTTCGACCAATTTTTTAATGCTCATATCCCTACCCTCCCCCAAACCATCAATACTCGCTTCATCGCCACGCTGTTGCGGCACTCCTGAAATATTCCGTTGGTGCAGCTGCGCGCGGTGCCGTCCTGCTCTTCCGGCGTTGCCAGGCGATAAGTCACCGTTCGCCAGACCTTGCTCACCCGGACAATCTTGCGGGCCCGCTCCAGATCGATGGCGTTCTTCGTGATGCAGTTGATGGTCATGCCACACTCTGTGGCTACATCCTTCGCAGTGAAGGTCCGGTGCGTTTCGAGATAACGCAGAATTGCCTGTTTGCCTTTCATGTCACACCATCCCGTTTGCTTTGTTGCGTTGATATTGGGCTTTCAACATCTCTGCCGGAGTTGGTCCGCGCGGTGCTGCAGGTGCGGCGATCGCCCGGCGCACTGGTGGCACTGGTTTTCCGTCCAGAACGCGCCGCTCCCACATAGCCAGCAGTTCGTTAGCTTCACGAATCAGCTCAGACTGGGTTAACTGGCGCTCAGTGCTGCGGTGGCGCAGTTCAACGCAGATGTGATACATGACCGGCTGCGACCATGGGAAAAGCTCGCTTGACGAAAACTCAAACGCGCGGTTTCGCCAGTCCCAGTACTCAACAATGACCTCGTCTACGGTAATCCCCAGCGCGCCGCCGCTCTGTTTGCACCAGGCTACGAACTGGCCCGGCGACGGCAGGAATGGACGCTCCTGGCGACGGGCTACACGCATACCTGCGGCGACCTGGTCCAGTGAGTGAATACCGTTTTCCTGGAAAGCCAGCAGCCACTGACGGCGGAATTCGTTCAGCTCGGCCTGCGTTCGGAAGTTAGCCATGCTGGCCGGGAAAGCCGCCCGAAGCTGGTTAAACAGCTCGTTGAAAATCTGCGCCGTTTGTTCGACCTGCGGTCGCTCCTGGTACTGCTCTGGCAGGTTGTGGGCCATGCGGCTCATCTGCTCGCGGTCGTGGTTACGCATCTGCTCTGCAAGAGATTTCATCGAATCACCCCATAAGCCCAGTCAGTGTTGTTGAAGTCCAGATCCGGCCTAACAGCCGGTTTGCCGCGTGCCGCCGCTTGCTTGTTCTGATAACTCAGCTTCTGGCTGGCAGTGATAAACCAATTTTTTGGCTTCTCATGCGTGAACTCGATATCCAGCTTCTGAAGTTCGTAATTCAGGTCTATCAGCGGGTACAGTTTTAACCATGCCTGGTAGTCCTTGTGGTTCAGCCGAACGATCTGGCCCTCGAATGCGTACCGACTCGATATTTCATGAATATCCGCATTGGCCTCTTCGCAAGACGCGTCAGCGGCTTGGGTGTTAACCAAGGAATCAGGATCAGGGATAGGGGAATCAGGAATCAGGTTAAGGGAATCAGCAGGATTTAAACTATTCTGAACCTGTTCTTGCACCTTACTAGCACAGTGCTTTTCTTGTGCTCCATTATTTTCAATGACTTGAGGCTTTCCCTCTTCTTCCTTTTCCTCTTTTGCATCTGAATTGCACTGTTCTTGTTCGGTGCAATTTTGGTTCTGAGAAGGTTCTGGTATCTCACTTGCCGCTTCTTTGCAGTGCGGGTTCTGGTGCTTTTTCCAGTTAGAAACTTGAATGTAGGAATCGCCATTCACCTGGTAGCGATTGATGAATTTATGCTGATGCAGCTGCTGCAATAAAGCGTCACAGTCGACATCATCAAAAGGCAGCACCATGGCTTTAATTTTCTTAGGGCGGTCATCCAGGCGACCCTCTTTATCGGCGATAGTCCACAGACCAGCGAAGAGAATGCGCGCCAGCGGCTGACATTCTGCAAGCTCGTCGTTCGTGAAAAAGCCTGGCTTGATGTTTCGTGAGCGAGCCATCAAAATCCTCCTGGTTTCTGCGGACCATACACACCCGCAGCTTCTTGGGATGCAATGTATGCTTCGCGATGTTGAATGTACTCACGGACGACAGGTATTCCCCTCCCATCCATAAACGCTAACGAGCAACCACCCCTATTGACGAGGTGCAGGTATTCCCTTCCAATTTCTACCAATCTTTTTGTTGCCGCGTACTGGCAGCCGAAAACTGATATATCGAGATCCTCAAACAGTTCTTGCAAAGAGAAGGGTTCGCTCTGCTCAATACAAATAACGTCATAAGAATCAGCAAGTTCCTCTATCGTGGCGCTACGGCTGATTAAACCGATGGCATCAGCTGCTTCAGCGATTTCTTCTTCAGTGCATCTGAAAAACTCACGACCAGGATTGATTCGGCAGTTGGACAGGTATTGATGAAACTCCTGTTCATGGCCTCTCGGGTTATCGGAAAAGTAGGCGCTATGGACTTCAAATGGCGCCGGTATGCCAGTGCCCTGTGAAATCTGAGCAGCACGCATTTCAGGCTCATTTACTGTCATTCCTATTTTGAAGATTCCCGGCATGTATGGATTTTTGAGCGCGTAAATCCACCCTTGAGATCTGAGGCCGCTAGGAAGATCAAGATGCTTAACCTTCTCTTTCTCCAGGTTGAGCGGCAAAAACATCGTGTTATGCATCAATTTCTCTGCCATAATTACTCCCGTTACTTGGCGTAACACAGTGTTTGGAAGGCCTTTGAAGTTACCGCTTCAAGGGCTTTTTCTTTTCTGGTGCCTCTCACATGACCCCCAGCATCGATGTGACCATCGTCATCAGCGGACCTACCTGCTCCGGCATAAGGCGGAACAGCGACGCTATACCCTCGCTTACCTCTTTCAGCTTCTGATGCTCTGGAGCGTCCAGCAGCACAGCCTGTTTAGCTTCGGCACACTCTTTCATCGCAGAGGCGATCAGCGACATCGTGTCGTTCTGCGGAGCCAGGCGGTTGCGGTACTCCAGCGGCAGAACGGCCATGATTGCCGGGGCCAGTTGGCGAATGTTGTTGGCCGCATATTCGGTGTCACCATCAATCCAGCGGAATACCTTCTGCATCTGGCGGTGCGAGTCAGTCGGGATATCCAGGCCGGTGCCGCCGGTAGCCCGCCACTCTTCCACAATCAGCGCTGCGACAAATTCACGACTGCGGCAATCAGCTGCCCAGGCGCGTACTGCCGCGCGGATCCCATCGATGTTTAACGCCTTGGAATCAGGTTCCCGGCGATTCTGGTAAATCATCGCCGTTGGCGAAAATTTGTTACCTTGTTGAAACGCAAGTGAATGCATTGCTTTCCCTTTCGTGGTTAGGGCCGCCGGTCAGGCGGCTGTGTTATTCGCCCCAAGCAGCTGGGCGAGATCTGGACGGATATCTGCTGGTTTAAGCTTGCCGTTGGTTGCAGACACAATTTTCATTACGTAGCGGGCATCAATGCCGCCACCGTGCAACCACCGCCATACCGTCGGCTGCGCTACGCCGCACAGGTCGGCTAATTTCTTCTGGCTACCAGCGATATCAATGGCGCGCTGGATGGTTTTGTTCGTCATTTTCCAATTCCTATGAGTATTGGTGTGAATTGATAATAGCAATGCGTATTGATTTAGGCAATAGCTAAACGTGTTTTGACCATCAATACGCAAGCGTATAAATTTAAACTCATGAAAAAAGAAACTCTTGCAGAACGCCTGAATCAGGCAATGGAACTATCTGGCATGTCTCAGGGCGCTCTGGCTAAGGCGTCTGGCGTCGCTCAGCCCACTATCTGGCGGCTGACCAGCGGCAATGCCCGCGGCTCAACTAAAATCGTTGAGATTGCCAATGCGCTTGGCGTTCGCTCTGAGTGGCTTTCAACCGGAGTTGGACCGATGCGTGACGATGGTCAAATGCCCGCAATTTCGCAGCCAAAAACAGAGCTGGCGCCTACTGACACATTCCGCATTGAAGCGCTAGACTTTTACGTAAGCGCTGGGCCAGGAGCCATCAACAGCGAATTTGTAGAGGTGCTTAGATCCGTGGAATATTCAGTCGAAGACGCTCGCCGGATGTTCAATGGCAGGAAGGCTGAGCAGATCAGAATCATCAATGTTCGCGGCGACAGCATGTCCGGAACCATTGAGCCAGGCGACTTACTGTTCGTTGACATCAGCGTTCAGCACTTTGATGGTGATGGGATCTACGCCTTCATCTACGACGATACATCTCACGTGAAGCGCCTTCAGAAGATGAAGGATAAGCTCCTTGTCATTTCAGACAACCAGACTTACCGTCCATGGGATCCTATTGAAAAAGAAGAAATGAACAGGATACTGGTGTTCGGAAAAGTGATAGGCAGCATGCCGCAGACCTACAGAAAACACGGATAAAATATATTTGGCTTCATCTTTGGAAGCTTACACAGCAAAGGAAATAAAATGAAAAAGTACCTTGTTGCAACTGCTATTGCGGTTGCTTTGACAGGCTGCGCATCCTCTGGTAACCAGCAGTTGAAAAACGAAACTGAGACTAGTGTCCAGAGTAAAATTCAGGAAGGAAAGACGACGAAAGCAGAGGTGAAGAGTCTCTTCGGTTCGCCAGATGCGGTCTCATACACCGATGGCGGAAATGAGATCTGGAAGTATGCGTTCGCGAAAGTGAAAGTTAATGGCACCACATTCATCCCGTTCTATGGACTTTTCCATAACGGAACAAATGGCACCAAGAAAGAACTTACCATCCTTTTCAAAGACGATAAGGTTCAGAAATACACCATGGCCGAATCAGCGATCAACACGAAATCTGGCTGGGCTGATTAAAATTTCCTTTTTCCGGGCCCGGTTTCTTGACCGGGCTTCTTCACTTTATCGCTTTTCTACCCTTCCTAACAATCTCAGCAGCATCTCTGTTAATCCCTTTACCAATTACGTTTCCGGTTTCCTTACGGTACTGCTCCAACTTGTCGATGATTGCTTGCTGAGTCACAGGGATATCTGCAAGGCATAACTCCATTACCGCGCGGCCAGCTGCGTGGGCCATCATATTCACTCTCTCTTCATCTAATTCCATAAAGCCATTCCTCTCGACGTTTTTATGAGCATATCACGCCATTTTTAAAAAAATAAATTCCTTTAGCTATCAAAGAATTAATAGCAATTGCTATTAATTAATATCAATACGTATTGCTATAAACAATACTCATCGCTATTATCAATCCATCAAAACGAAACATCGACAGCTGAGCGAAGTTAGCCAGCGGCGGACAGCAAGTCGCCTGCTTTTTAACAACATGCAAAGTCGGAACAGCACTCAGTAATCCTGTTTAGACCCCAACGTACAAATTCGGCGTAGCACCGGGCGCGATCCGGTCGGTGTGAGGCTACCCCCTCGCGAGAGCGATAAAGGCGTGGGAACGGGCAACACTGGCGGGATGAGAGGTGCGAAGCGCAAACAGATTTATTCCAGTCCATTCGAAGCTGAGTGGGCTGGGCTGAATCAACCCACGCAACAAAGGAGCTTCTATGCGACGGCAAAGCTATATCGCTCACAAATAATCGGTACCACAAATGCTTTCGGAAACCCCGGCGACGTCGGGGTTTTTGGTGAGTGCTTTGGGCTGGCAGACGGTTATCAGCTAGTTGGTGAGGTAATGGCTCACCAAGGCGACGACGGCCTTCCCTGCTGCTTGAAAGTGGGGAGCCAGCACCAAAGCATTTCTCCCGCATCAGCGGGTAACGACAGAGGGTAAGTCAATGATTCGTCTTAACAACGAAATTAAAAATCAGCTATGCCATAACCTGCTTCTCGCATCCCCATTGTTTGAGAAAGCGAAAGCTGCGGTTAATGAGAGGGCGAAAATTGTTGAAGAAATTCGACAGGCATTGCTCAAGCAGGAAAACACTAGCGATGAGCAAATAACTAAGGCTCGGGAAGATTTCAAAGATAACTCCTTCATCAAGATGCAGGTCGGCGCTAAAACTGCAATTTTAAAGGTCATTATCAATGGTGAGTATCACGAATTAGCCAGGAACGGTTTGGATCATCGCTATCGCCACCGTGGAAAACATATTGGTAAGCACGATCTTGAAAGCGACCTTTTCTTCGGAGCTTCCTTCGCGCCTGTAGTTGATTCGGGTTTCGTTCCTGAAAGTTACAGCACGCTGAAGAAAGTTGGAAAATTACACGACCGACTCACTGAATCGACGGTAACCATCAACGTTCTTTACGATGAAGTTGATGCCTTCCAATTGCAGGTTAAAGGTGCTCTAACCAAAGTCTCAACTGTTAAAAAACTGGCTGAGATGTGGCCTGAGGCAGTGCCATATTTGCCTGAGGTGGAACGCCGTGAAGCGACCAGCACCGCACTTGCCATTCCCGTTGAAACGCTAAACGCCCTTTGCGGCATACCAAAGAATGAATGACCCGCTCCGGCGGGTTTTTTATCGGCCATACATAGGCAGATTTTCGAGTCTGCCCATTTATGACAACCGGCGGCCATCCACCGCCCATTAGCGCAGAAGTCTTGTTTAACGTTCGGCGGCGCGGCCTTAAGCGCGGAGATGATTATGTCCAAACACTGTGAAAATTGCGGATGCGCAATCCGATCCGGATATTGCACAAACTGCCAGGAAGAAGCGTTTATCGCGTTCGTTCAGGCCCCTGAGATGGAATTTAGTGAAGAGTTCTTGCATGAAGCATTCCGTCAGGACTCCGAGGCAAATCGCCGGGAGGGATCATGACAGTCACCCACAACGGCAAGCAGTACACCGCCAAAAAGCTCAACGAAACGAGTGGCAACTGACGTCGGTGTCGGTACCGCGGGAAAAACTGGTGCTGAACCGCTGGCAGATGCATATCGCTGGCCTCCTGGAACAGGTTGAGGTGAAGGTATGATTGGAATGCACTACGGCACCGCATCAATGCCACGCAGCGAGGTTTTACCGGGCACAATGCTGCAACACCACGGCAAAACTTATCGCGCCTCTGCGAACGTTGAGAAAGGCCTGTACGCCTTCAACATCTTCGAAAAGACCATCATCAAAAGTGATTCCGTCGTTGTGCTGCTGAATGAGCGCGGCGAGCCGATGGTTCACTGATACCTACCCCCCTATTCAACCGATCGGCCTGGCTTTCTGCGGGCGGGATCTGCACATCCAAATTTCAGGAGAAACCATGAGTGAAGTAACGGACTTAACTGTCATCGAAATCAAGCCGGAACAGGCGCCAGCGCTGTACGTAGCTGGCGGCCTTGATGCTTACCTTGAGCAAATCCGACAGGCAGTAAACGAAGTGCCGGACCTGTCCACGAAGAAAGGCCGTGACCGTGTCGCCTCTCTGGCAGCGCAGGTGTCTCGCAGCAAGACGGCAATCGAAAAGCCGGGACGTGAGTACCTGAAACGCCTTAAAGAGGCTGTGCGCCCGGCTGAGGCCGAAATTAAGCGATTCGTTGATGCCTGTGACGAGCTACGTGATGCCACCCGCAGACCCCTAACCGAATGGGAAGCCGAGCAGGAACGAATTAAGGCTGAAGAAGCCATGAACGCGATGCACGCCGAAGCGCTTGAAATGAACATCAAGTTCGATCAGGAGCTGGCGGCCAAGTTTGAAGCTGACCACGAAATGGCTCTGCTGATGAATGACGCTTTCGACCGCGACGAAAAAGAAAAAGCAGAAGAAGCAGAACGCCAGCGCATTGCTCGTGAAGAAGAGTTGAAACGTCAGGCAGCAGAACAGGCTAAACGTGAATCAGAAGAGAAAGCCGAACGCGAACGTGCTGAGGCTGCACGCCGGGAAGCGGAGTTGAAGCTTAGGGCTGAGCAAGCCGAGCGTGACCGTATAGCAGCAGTGCAGAAGGCAGAACGCGATAAGAAAGAAGCCGCTGAACGTGCTGAGCGCGAAAAACAGGAAGCCATCGCCGCCGAGCAGCGTAAAGCACAAGAAGAAGCCGAACGCATCAAGCGCGAGACTGAGCAGAAGGAAGCAGCTCGCCTGGCCGAAGAGAAGCGCATCGCCGACGAACTGGCAAAGCGCGAAGCTGACGTGAAGCACCGCAAGACGGTCGGAACCAACATCGTTAACGCGCTCACAAGCAGTACCAGCTTAACCCGCGAACAGGCTATCGAAGTGCTTACCGCCCTGAAAGATGACCTGATCCCCTGCGCGAAAATTCATTACTGAGGCAACCATGAACGCATACCTCACTTACGACCGCATCGAAGATCGTCGCTGGGTGGAGCAGCAACTCACCGACGAGAAAGAGAAGTGGATCGACGACCGGGCGCAGCAAATTATCGACATGATGCCAAAAGAGCCGTCCGGCCTCTTCCACTTCTCGGTCCCGATTCACAGCACGCCTTTCTCCGGACTTCGCAGCGATAAAGCTGGCGAGGCCTACAACGATTTCATTTCGGCAGTTGCTTACGCCCAGGCGGAATACGACTGGGAACACCGTACCGGCTGCCCGTTTTAATTTTTGAGGGATTTAACAATGAGTACTGCACTTTCCACCATGGCCGGGAAACTGGCCGCACGCCTCGGCATGGATGCCGGTACAGACCTGATGAATACGCTGAAGAATACAGCGTTCAAAGGTGGCAACGTCACGGACGAGCAGTTTACAGCCCTGTTGATCGTCGCCAACCAGTACGGCCTGAACCCATGGACAAAAGAGATTTATGCCTTCCCAGATAAAGGCGGGATTGTCCCGGTTGTCGGCGTTGATGGATGGGCTCGCATTATCAACGAACATTCTCAGTTTGACGGCATGGAGTTCTCTTACGACAAGGAGGAAGGCGCGTGCACCTGCAAGATTTACCGCAAAGACCGTAAGCACCCGACCATCGTCACCGAGTACATGGGCGAGTGCAAACGCAACACTCAGCCATGGCAGTCCCACCCTACCCGCATGCTTCGCCACAAGACGCTGATCCAGTGCGCGCGTCTGGCCTTTGGTTTCGCTGGCATCTTCGACCAGGACGAGGCCGAACGAGTCATTGAAGGAACAACGGCAGAGGTTCATGCAGGCCATGAATCAGATAGTCGTCGCCCGGAACTGATCGCAAAAGGTGAGTCTGCCGCGCGCCTTGGAACTGTTAAGTATCAGGAGTTCTGGGTGGCGTTAAGCGCCGAAGAAAAACAGGTGATCGGCGTAGTTGAGAAGCGACGCATGTATGACATGAGCCTTGCTGTCGACAACGCCGAACCTATCAATGTCGAAGATGCTGAGGCTGAATGATGGAGCAACGCACCCCTGAATGGTTTGCCGCGCGCTGCGGCAAGGTTACAGCCAGCCGCCTGGCTGACGTTATGGCCCGGACTAAGTCGGGCTACTCCACAAGCCGCCAGAACTACATGGCCGAGTTGATTTGCCAACGGCTGACAGGGAAGCTGGAAGAGGGATTTTCTAATGCCGCGATGATGCGCGGCACTGAACTTGAGCCAGTGGCGCGTGAGATGTATGCGCTGAATGAGTTCGATGCGGAAATTACTGAAGTTGGACTCATCGATCACCCAACCATACCCGGATTCGCAGCCAGCCCGGACGGACTTGTTAACGACGACGGGCTTATCGAAATCAAATGCCCCAACACCTGGACCCATCTTGAAACGCTGAAAACTGGCGAGCCAAAGCGCCAGTACATGCTGCAAATGCATGCACAGATGATGTGCACCGGGCGGAAATGGTGTGATTTCGTTAGTTTCGATGATCGCCTGCCGCCTGACCTCGCCTATTTCAAGAAGCGCATTCATTTCGATGAAGAGCTGTCGCGCAAAATTGAATCTGAGGTTAAGAGCTTCCTGGCAGATCTGGAATCTGAGATCCAGAAAATAAAATGTCATGGTAAAGCGGCATGAGCGGCATCGCATGGCAACCATGGGAAAAACAGTTCCTGCATGAAGTTGCAGGACAGATGCCCGTCCCAATGATTGCCGAAAAACTGGAGAGAACTGAGCGCGCCGTTTACACACAGGCCGCTCGCCTCGATGTGAGATTCCCGGGCAGTACCAACTGCAGGAAGTGGACCAAAGCAGAGCTGTTTATGTTTGGCCGGTTCACTCCCGAGGAAATCGCCGCGGCAACCGGCCGCTCTATCCACTCCGTGCGCAGCAAGCGCAACTCACTTGCCCGATCGGCAGGAGGAAAAGTCATGCCTGAATGGACTACCGAAGAGCTGGCGCTGCTGTGGCGGCACTCAAACGCTGAAGTCGCAGAGATTACCGGCCGCAGTATTGATGAGGTCGGAGATAAGCGGCTGCAAACAAATATTGAGCGTAATGGCTGGGATGTTAAGGATCCGGAGCGGGAGGAAGAATGACCTATCAACTCCACGTCGGGCGCTGTGAAGACGTCCTGAAAACGCTGCCGAATAACTCAGTTGACTCCATCGTGACGGATCCACCGTATGGGCTCAGCTTCATGAACCACAAATGGGATTACGACGTCCCGACGGTTGAGCAGTGGCAAGAATGCCTGCGCGTTCTCAAGCCTGGCGGCCATCTTCTGGCGTTCGGCGGTTCGCGAACCTATCACCGCCTTGTGGTTAACGTTGAGGACGCCGGTTTCGAAATCAGGGACCAAATCCTCTGGATTTACGGCAGCGGCTTCCCAAAGTCGCATAACCTCGACGGTGATTTTGATGGCTGGGGAACTGCTCTAAAGCCTGCTCACGAACCGATCGTCATGGCTCGCAAGCCATTCAAAAACACGGTGTCAGCGAACATGGCTGAGCACGGTGCCGGGGCTATCAATATCAACGCCTGCCGCATCTCTACCGATGAGGCGCTAAATGGTGGTGCTGGCGGTCTGCTTTCACACCAGCGCGATGGTACCGAACCTGTTGCCGATTACGAGCAGGCATCAGAGGGTCGCTGGCCAGCAAACATAATTCACGACGGAAGCGATGTTGTAGTGTCAGCGTTTCCGGATGCGAAAGGCCAGCAAGGAGCGCTTACCGGCAATGAGCCAAGCTCTAAAATGGGTGCGGCGAATTGCTACGGGCAAATGGACCGGCGGCACGAATCAACTCCACGCATCGATAGCAGCAAGAGCGCCGCCCGCTTCTTCTACTGTGCGAAGGTAAAATCGAAAGAGCGCGATGAAGGCCTCGAGAGATTTATTGCGACGTCAGCCAGCGACATGACCGGCGGCCGCAAAGAAGGAAGCGTCGGCATTAACGATCCGCGCGCCGGTGCCGGGCGTACCAGTGGCGCGAAGAACAATCACCCCACCGTTAAGCCGATCGCCCTGATGAGCTATCTCTGCAGGCTGATTACTCAGCCTGGCGGTACCGTGCTTGATCCGTGGATGGGGAGCGGGAGCACTGGCCGGGCAGCTATCGAGGAAGGATTTAACTTCATCGGCATCGACCTGAACCCGGATTACGTAACCATCGCTTCTGCTCGAATAGCTCACTCCTTCAAAAAGACGACGGAGGCCGCATGACGCCAGAAACAGACAACGCCGTCCGCGCCGCCTGCCGCCGCTGTACCGAAGAAATCCAGCAGGCCATGCGCAAGAAGCCAAAGCCTAACTGGAACGAAACGGTGCCTCCCATCATCAACAAGCATCACAAGAGAATTGAAGCACTGGGAGTTAGCCTCCTGGAATTCGTCGTCAAAACTGGCCGCCTTAACGGGCGGTTTGGAGCCGAACAATGAATATGAAAACTGAAAAAATAGTGATGATGGACAGCGACGAAGCGGCCAGCATCCAGACTGTAACTGGTTGGGTAGACCGCCAAGGTCGTTTCTGGGGCGGTGACGAGCACCAGGCGCGTTGGTGCGGCGCCACTCATCGTAAGTGCAAAAACAAACCTGAAGAGCACCCCATTCATAGCACTAATGGCTATTGCGAAGTATGCCACCGCGAAAGCCGCCAGGCTAAGTTCGCCACCTTTGAGCGCGTGGTATGGGCGGGAGAGCCGCTCGTTATCTTTGATGATGACCAGTACTTTTTCGACGCTGAATCGCTGGCTGATTATTGCTGTGAGCACTCCCTGCTGCCTAGCGAGTTGCAGTTGATGATTTGCGAACCTAATTACCCTCCGGAGTTCGACCTGGAACAGCACTGCGAAGAGATAATGCCTGATGGTGATGACTATTACTGCTTGCCGCAAGCTGTGCGTGATGCCGCCGAGGCGCTGAATAAGGCGCTGAAAGAAAGCGTTCCAGTATCGTGGAGCGCCAGCAACAGAGTGGCGATCGTCTCAGACGACATGCTCAACGACGAGCAAAAGGCCGAAATTATGGCGGAGCGCGCCGCATGAAGGCACTAATCACAAGGTCGCTATCGCGGCCTTTTTTATTGCTTGCGTTCACCTTCAACCGAATTAATCGACTCTTCGAGGAATAACTATGGACGAAATGACACAGGAATTTAAAGACTGGTACGAAAAAGAAACTGGATGGTGTGTAGAAGATGCCCCCTCAGACGATGTAACAGCGCTTATCTGGCTGGCATGGAAAGCCGGGAAAAAGGCTGGTGAAGACTTTAAGGAGTGAATCATGGACATCATCGACACAGCAGCAGAGATTGAAGAGCTTCAGCGTAACGCTGCCCTTTCCGCTCGCCGCATCGATCGCAACGCCGTATCAGCTGAGCATTGTGAAGAATGCGGGGAAGACATCCCAGCGCCGCGGCGCGCTGCCGTTCCCGGCTGTCAGACGTGCGCGGAGTGCCAGGGCGTGATCGAACTGAAGAATAAACAGAGGGGGATGTGATGCAGCAGGCAATTTTAGACATGTGCTGTGGATCACGCATGTTCTGGTTCGACAAGCAGGACGAACGCGCGGTGTTCAGTGATATCCGCGCCGAACAGCATGAGCTTTGCGACGGTCGCCAGTTGGTTATTAGTCCGGACCTTATTGCCGATTTCCGCGCCCTCCCTTTTGCCGATAACACTTTCCCTGTCGTCGTGTTCGATCCGCCGCACCTCGAGCGTGTCGGCGATAACGCGTGGATGGGTAAAAAGTACGGGCGTCTCAACAAAGAAACATGGCGTGATGATTTGCGCGCCGGCTTCTCAGAGGCATTCAGGGTGTTGTGGCCACACGGCGTACTCATCTTCAAATGGAACGAAACTCAGATCCCGGTTAGCAATATCCTGGCGCTGACCGACGAAAAGCCGGTCATCTGGCAGCGCACCGGCAAGTCAGACAAAACCCACTGGGTGATTTTCGTCAAAGGTGGTGCACATGTTCCAGCTAATTCAACGGGGTCAGATTTACGCTGACCATTCAGGTTGGCCCGTCATCGTCCACAGCTGCACATCACAGATAGTCCGCTACTGGCGACAGGGCCGGATTAACACCGCTTCAATCGACAGATTCAACAATGACTTTGAGCACCTCGACCACCGTGAGGCGGCGCAGATACGCGCAGAACTCGAGGCGAGTGAGCACATTAAAAAATTAAGGAGCATGAGACGTGATCGGAATACTCAAGCCGGTACCGGCATCGGAATGGCCGGTACGATGCCACGACCCCAAGCGGAGCAACGTGTGGGCTAACTCTTATTTTCTGGTTCAGGAGTTTCAGGAAGACGACGGCATCATCCGCTTGACGGTGAACACCACCAGCATTGGCAATTCAGGCCGGTGGAAGGATGGCATCAGCTGGGATGCGTTGCAGGAGATAAAGTCAGCTGTTGGCTATGGGGATCGTGATGCAGTGGAGATTTACCCGCGGGATTCTGATGTGGTGAACGTGGCGAACATGCGCCACCTGTGGATTACGCCTGAGCCGATTAGCTTCGCCTGGCGGAAGTAGTTTAACGCTGCGTGCACAGCGCGCGGCATGAGGAGAGGCTATGCGCATTGAAGAGTTACCGAAATTACCGAAGCTGTTCCGCGTTATCGAGGTTGACCTGGATGTGCTACGCAACGGGATTGGTTCTGGCTGGGGGGTGATTTTCGACCAGGATGCCGTCGTTAAGCGAAAGGTCCGCCGAGTGAAGCATGACGGCGGCTGGAAGTGGCAACTGGTTCGTGAATGGCACGATCAGGAGTTGTGGGATTATTGCCTCGAACAGGACCGGGAATGTCTTGAAAACCTAAACTACGACCTTGGCCTTTTGCATTGACGCAACTGATAGCCAGTTATGATCTGGCTATTGGGTGCGAAAGCACTGCCTCGTAATCCCTTTTGCCCGGCCCCGCGCCGGGCTTCTTTTTGGGAGTTCACCATGCAATCAAACCCCATGACCTGGCTCATCTTCGCAATTATGGCGCTGGGCGCTCTCATCTCATTTCTTCACGAACCGGAAGGTGTGCAATGGCTGCTTTTAATGTGGGCGCATTGATTTACCATCCTGATTTCGATTAATCAACACGTCAACGAGGCCTCGCATATAATGCCTGGCGGCTAAGGAGTTATCATGGCTAAGCTTCTCAACTTGCAGGAATGGGCTGCTGAGGTCTACACGACTCCACCCTCCCTTTCTACTCTGCGTCGATGGACGCGGGAGGGGCGAATTTATCCCGCGCCGGAGCTGCACGGAAAGGAATATAAGGTTCAGCCTGACGCTATCTACGTGGATCCGCGTAAGAAGAATCTGCGCGCTAAACCGAAACACACCAAATTGCCGTCCGGCGGCACCTTACTGGAGAGACTGACTCATGGCGAAAAGGCCAGTACGTTACGACGCTAACCTGCCCCGTAACCTGACCTATCGTAAAAGAGACAGACTTTACAGCTGGCGCAATCCGGTGACCGGGCAGGAGATTTCTCTTGGCCGAATTGATCGCAAGGACGCTGTTGCCCAGGCCATTGAGGCCAACAACTACATCGACCAGAATTACCTCCCCTCTTCTCTCCTGGATCGCATAAAAGACGTGCCCACTTTCACAGTGGCCGCATGGCTGGAGCGTTACGAGGTGATTCTCGAGCGGCGCGAGCTGAAACCAAACACGATGAAGGTCAGGCGAAACCAGATCGCCACCATAAAGGAAGAGTTCGGCAAAATTCCCCTCACTTCCGTCACGACAAAGGATATCGCCTCATTTCTTGAATCGTACATTCTCTGCGATAAAAAGAGCATGGCTTCCGGGCTGCGGTCTGTTCTGATGGACATCTTCAGGGAGGCGATCGTAGAAGGACATGTCGACAGGAACCCGGCAGAGCCGACGCGAACGCCGACGCCGAAAGTTAAGCGAGAGCGCCTGTTGCTCGAACAATTCACCATCATCCGCCAGGCCGCGTTAACCCATTCTGACTGGGCACCAAATGCATGCGATCTGGCACTGGTCACCGGCCAGCGAAGGGAAGATATCTCTCTTTTCAGGTTTAGTGACGTCAAAGATGGCAGGCTGTTCGTTACTCAGGAGAAAACAGGTCACAAACTGGCGCTCCCCCTTGATTTGAGGCTGGACGTCGCAGGACTTGTATTGCAGGATGTCATTGAACGATGCCGGGTAAATAACCCTTCCGACTTCATGCTTTACTCGCCGGTTCGCCGTGGCGGGAGAAAGCCGGGGCCGCTAACGCCTGACGGACTCACCCAGGCCTTTGCAGAGATAAGGGATTCGACCGGGTTAAAATTCGGACCTAACCCACCTCCTTTCCATGAGATCAGAAGTCTGGCGAGCAGGCTCTATGAAAAGGAGCGCGGGGAGGAATTTGCTCAGCGCTTACTCGGCCACAAAAATTTAACAATGACAAAAAAATACCTGGACGCACGCGGTGCAGAGTATGTTATGGTTTAGACAGGATATGGAATATTCGAGTAATTTTCGGGGGATTTCGTGTTGAGCCCGAAAAAACCCTTGAGAAACAAATAGATAAAAAGAGACCGAATACGATTCCTGTATTCGGTCCAGGGAAATGGCTCTTGGGAGAGAGCCGTGCGCTAAAAGTTGGCATTAATGCAGGCTAAGTCGCCTTGCCTTTTAAGAATAGATGACGACGCCAGGTTTTCCAGTCCACAGTTAAAGCGGTCGGAAAAAAAGCGCCAGAGCATCATTAAATGTAAAAAACCGCAGTGCTTTCGCGAGCATCTGCGGTTTTTTATTGGAAACCTGAACGTTAGCAGAGCTTGTCGGCACGCTCGATAAACGGTGCCAGACTCATTTTCTGTCCCGGATGAGCCGGGTCATCGATCTGAATCACGCTAATCGGCTGGCCGCTGCTCTTGCCGCTAGCCACCTGCTGCTCAGCAATATCATTTAACGGGTATTGCACCAGCGTGCTCGGGTTGATCGCGTACAGCGCATGGCCCGGACGGCAGGTCAGCATCACCTCTTCGCGATTGAACGCCCATTTGTCCTTACCCACTTCAAAACGGCTGACGGTGATAACCTGCGGTGCGGCAAAAGCGCTCCCCGTGCAGGCCAGCAATACGAGAGAAAGTACTGTCTTTTTCAT